AATAAAAATGACAACTAATGGTGATTATATAGGCAAAAAAGATTTTTCATTTTTTAAATATTTTGATCAGATTAGAATATCAGTTTATGATGGTGACGAAAGATATGAATATATTAAGAGTAAAACTAAAAATTATGCGGTCGATATTAGAAAACAATATATAAATTCAATAATGTTTAATAATTGTGGAGGATGGTTTGAGGAAAAAAAATTAGAAAACAAAACCTGTTATGTACCTTTTTATAGGATGAAAATAGATTGGAATTTAGATATTAGATTTTGTTGTCATGATTGGAAAGAAAAAAAAGTTATGGGTAATTTAAAAAATGATAGTTTAGAAAATTTATGGTATAAATCTTATGAATATATGAGAAAAGAGTTGATAGTTAATAATAGAAAAAATATTTCTCCTTGTAATAAATGTAATGTAAATGGTAAAATTAATACCTACACGAATAAACAAGAAGGTTTAGAACATTTTAATTTTTTTAAAAAATATTATGAATAGATTTAGAAAAGAAGAATATTCCGACGACTATATTAGATTAGATAGAAATGAAGGGCTAGGTTATTGGTCAAATTATCCTAATTTACAATACTATTATACAAAATTTAAAGATTATTTAAAATATGATAATTTATTTTTTACTGAAGGTGTTTCGGGAGGAATTAAAAATATAATGGAGGTATTAAAGCCTTCAAAAATTTCATATGATTCGGATTTCTCATTATATCCTGTTTTTGAAAAAATCTATTGTCAACCTGTAGGACCTTCTATACAATTTATTGTAAATCCAAAAACAGAAGTGGATTTTAATTATGATTATGTTGTCATAGATGATGTTTTTCAACATTATCATAATCATAATTGGGATTATTTGTTGCCGAATGTCACTATACTGAGATCTTTTTCTAAAGCATACGGTCTGGCAGGATTGAGAATAGGATATATGACAGGTCATTTGACAGAACATATTCAGGAGTATAGGGGAGGATATGAATCTAATGAATATTCATTAAGTGTGGCATATAGCAAAATGGTTGAAAATGATGAGTTAAAAAACTCAATGAATCAATTTAAAAAATCATTGAGTTTTTTATTACAGTTTGATTTTTATCACTATAACGGATATTCTAATTATGTTATGTGTGATTATGATTTTTCAGAGAAATTAAAAGAACATAAGATTTTAGTAAAATCTTATGGAAATAAAATGAGAATAACTATTAAAGAATATAAAATTATTAAAGAATTACACGAAAAAATTATGTCATGGAAAAGTTAAATATAAAAATAATAGAAGATTTTTTAGAACCATCAACTCTTAAATTGGCACAGAAGATATCAAGGAATTTGAAAATAGACAATGATTATAAAAATTTTTTAGGGAAAAGATCTGAACTTGTGAACAGATATTTTATAACTAAAAATTCTATCGATGAGCATAAAGTTTTAGCTGAAAAAATTTTATCAAACTATGAAAAAAGAAATAATGTCAGAATAGAAATATGTAAAGATAAAAATGGTTTTTGGTTAAAACCTCATAATGATCATCCAGAAAGAAAAAAAACTATATTAATATATTTGGACGGTGATGGGCCTGGAACTACATTTTATTCGAATGAAAAATTTACAGTTGATTTTAAAATAAATCGTGCGGTAGAGTTCAATACTGTCGGTTTGCATACTTACGATTTAAGTCAAATACCGCATGGTGTTGAAAAACAAATTATTAATGGTACTAGAACCACAATAATTTTATCTTTTATGGATGATAATTGGAGTAATAAGGAAGTATTATATGATACATGATGAATTTACAAAATTAGAAAAGTGTTTGGTAGGTATTTCTTACAAATCTTGCGATATTAAAGGGTTAGATAAAATTATTGATGAGACAAATGAAGATCTTAATGAATTGGAAAATATTTTAGTGAAACAAAATGTTAAAGTTTTACGTCCAATACAGCCTAAATTTTCAATAGATTTGCATCATCCTATAATGCCAAGAGATATATTTGGATTTTATGGTAATAAAATGTTTCAAACTTTTGGCGCAATACATTCAAGATTTGAAGAGCATACACTTTATTCGGATGTTGTTAGAGACTGTTTAGATGATTATGAATTATTTAAAATGTGGAAACCAGATATTGACAAAACTGAAGATTATGATATAATTGAAGACCACTCCAATAAAATTAAGATTCAACAAAGATATGACAAATATAAAAATATGATATTGTGGGAAACTGCAAATTTTATAAAATGCGGAGATTGTATTATACACACTCAATCAGCTGATAAAGATCCTAAAAATGGTAAAGGAACGGAGAAAGGTTTAGAGTGGATGAAATCTTTATTAACCGAATATAAATTCATTGAAGTTTCTGCTGGAGGTCATATTGACGGAAAAATAGCACTTTTGCGTCCAGGATTATTAATGACCTGGAGGGAAAAATTTATTCCTGAAGAATTGAAAAATTGGGATAAAATTATTATCAAAGACAACTCTAAATTTCCTAAAGAATTTAAAGAAACTAGAAAAAAGAGATTTTATACTGATTATGTGATGAAATATCTTAGCGATTGGGTAGGCTATTCGAAAGAAACTTGGTTTGATGTTAACTGTCTTTCTGTTGATGAAAATACAATAATAACTACTGGTAATGACATTGAAAATATAAAAAATATAGAAAAACACCAGATTGATGTGATCACCTGGAATCATAGACATAGATATTTTTGGGATGGAGGTGCGCATTGTTGTTCGCAGGACATTTCTAGAACTGGAAAAATGGAATCCTATGTTTGATAAAATAGAAGATATATCTAACAGATTTCAAATTATATGGGATTTAGGTAGAAGATGTTCATATGCATGTTCATATTGTCCTCCTCACAGAAACAATAAATGGTCTCCCATGGCAGATTTTGAAGAACTTTGTCGAACTATGAAATATGTAAATGACTACTCAACTTTGTATGATGATTTTAGAAAAAAACCTTCCATTAAGAAATTATCATTTACTGGAGGTGAACCTACATTAAATCCTGCGTTTTTTGATTTTATGCAATATATCTCTGATAATTATTCAAATTATTCTAGAGGATTAACAACTAATGGATGGTTTGGTAAAAAAAATTTAGAAAAAGTTAAAAAATATACAACAACTGGAACAATTTCATATCATTGCGAATCAACGGAAAAACAAAAAAAAGTAGTAATAGAAAATATAATAGAATTGAAAAAAACTTATAAAGTCAATGTCATGTTTCATAAAAACTTTTTTGATGAGTGTGTGGATTTGTGTGATTTGTTGGAAAAAGAGGGAGTTAATTACATACCAAGAATTATAGGAGATGATATCAATGATGAATTGTCTATATCTTACGGTTATACACATGTTTACAGTAGAGATCAGATGAAATGGTTCAGAAAATTTTGGAACAATAAAGGTCAAGAAACATCTAAAAAAGGAGATAGTCAAAAAGGATTGGGTAGACCTTGTTGTGGAGGTAGATGTTTTAAAGTTAATGACCATGATGCATATTTTTTACCATCTACTAATTTTCAAGGATGGAAGTGCATGATTAATTGGTATTTTTTATTTTTGAATCAAGAATTAGATAAGGTTTGGACTCATCAGACTTGTGCGGTTAATTTGAACGGAGAAGTTGCCCCATTAGGAAATATTTCTAATTTTGATAAAATTATTGATGATTTATCAAAATTTTTATATTCCGATAAAAAAATTCCAATGATAACATGTCCTAAAACATTTTGTGGATGTGGTTTATGTATAACAAAAGCAAAAAATGATCACGATATTGATTCTTTATTTAAAAATCATACAAAATATTTAGATTATGAAATTGTTTCACAAAAAAATAGTAATTATGAAATAGATCAAACCACTATGCAATTATTTAAGGATTGATATGAGAGTTGCTATCGTTGGAGGATCTTATGGAATAGGAAATATTATTGTTAAAAAATTTTCAGCAATAGATTATTCAAGATCAACAGGTTTTGATATCTCATCAGAAAAAGATAGACATGAAATCATCAGAAAAAGTATTGATTATGATGTTTTTATTAATCACGCATGGTCTGGAGATCACTCACAATATACTCTATTATATGATATTATAAAGTGTTGGAAAAAATTTAATAAAGATGGTTATATAATCAATACGGGCTCAATAAATACACATTTTAAAAATTATGATAATTTAACTTCAAATTTATCTATAAAAACGGCATTGGATGAACTTTGCAAAATGTCTTTTAAGCAATTTCAAAGTAAAAAAATAAATTTCAAAGTTACAAATTTAAAATTAGGATTGTTAGACACGGAAATCAATAGAAATAAAAAAGAATGGAAGGGAAGAGGAATTACGGAAATCGAATATTACAATCTAATAACATATTTATTGAACACACCTGTCGATTTTTTGATAGGTGAAATGGTAATAGAAACAAGAAATGAATTATAATAATTTATTTGCACATTGGCATATTGAATTATCTTCAAAATGCGCACTAAAATGTCCCAGATGTCCTAGAACAGAATATCCCGGTAGTTATAAAATAACTGAGTTGAATTTAAATTTTTTTAAAAAAAATTTTACTGAAAAATTCATTAATGATTATGTTAAATATATAGATTTTTGTGGCGGACAAGGGGACCCTATATATTGCAAAGACATAATTCGAATAATTGAATATTTAAAAAATATTAAAAAAGATTTAGAAATTAAGATAATCACGAATGGCAGCTATAAAAAAGCAGAGTGGTGGAATGAATTAAGTTCTCATTTAAATATATACGATACTGTGGTTTTTTCAATAGATGGATGGGATCAAGAATCGAATCAAAAATATAGAGTTAATTCTGACTGGGATACCATTGAAACTGGTATTAAAGAAGTTGTAAAATCAGAAGCACTTGTAAAATGGTCAACCATTGTTTTTAGTTTCAATCAAAATCATTTGAATAATATAAAAGATAAAGCACAATCTTTAAATGTTGATCAATTTAGAATTGTAAATTCAACTAATTTTGGAAAAAAACATGAAAAATATATTGATCAATTTCTCGGTTATGATCCTTTGCAGCCGTCCGAGGAGTTTATAGGAAAATATCCGGTTCATTTTAGAAATCAATATGTGTTAATGAGTGATAAAATTAAGTACATTGATTTAAGGCGAGAAAAAACTAAAAAGTATAATGAATATTTGAAAAGATGTGATGATGAGGCTAAATTATATGAGACTGATTTGATAACTCCTAAATGCTTTAAAGGAGATTATGGTAAATACATTGATGCTGAAGGTATAATGTACCCTTGCAGTTGGGTCAGTCATCCTTATAAAATTAAAAAAAGTAATTTTTCTAATCGTGAAATTGAGTTTAAAGATTCATTATGGGTCAAAGATAAGAAATGTTTTGATTTAAATAAAAACACAATCGAAGACGTTATTAATAGTCACCATTGGTATAAAGTTATTTCCTCTTGGAAAAATAAACAAAACTGTTTTGTAGAATGTAGTCACAAATGTTTGAAATAAAAAAAATTGAAATAGAAGTATCAACTCTCTGCAATGCAAAATGTTCTGGTTGCATGAGAACAATGCTTGATGAAAGACAGGAAAAATATTTGAAAAAATATTTAGATTTTGCTGACATACATAGATGGTTTAATGATATTAATTTAAAAGATGTGAATTTAAAATTATGTGGTGTTCTGGGTGATCCAATCACAAATTTAGATTTGGAAGATATAATTTTTTATTTTTTATATGAAAAAAATGTAAAAACTATTGAAATGTCTACAAACGGAGGAACGAGAAGTGGTAATTTTTGGCAGAGTTTAGGTCAAATGTCTAAAAATTCGAAAGATAGATTTTACATTCATTGGGCAATAGACGGGGTAAAAACCAATTTTTATAGGGAAAATGTTTCATTAGAAAAAGTTTGGGAAAATGTTAATAGTTATCATTCAACTGGAGGAAAGTCTGTTTGGCAATTTATAATATTTGATTATAATGAGCATGAAATTGAAGATGCTAGGAATATTGCCAAAAAAAATAATATGAAATTTGCAACTAGAAAAAGTTGGAGAAACACTCTTGGAACGGCAAAATTTAAATCACAACAATCTAAAATGGATTTAAATTATGAGGTAATTGAACATAAAGCATATACTTTAAATTATGAGAATCCTAATATTTTATGTAGACATAAAACAGACAATGAAATTTACATAGGAGTTGATGGTAGAGTTTGGCCATGTTGTCATCTATATGATGAAATAGTGTCGAAAGAAGCTGAACAGATTAGAAAAGTTTTAATGAAAATGGGAAAAGATTTTAATAATTTATATGTAAACAAATTAACAGATATTGTTGAATCTAGTTGGTACTCTAGAATACTAGAAGAAAGTTGGAAAAAAAATCATGAATTACATATTCCTAGATGTTATTTAACTTGTGGTGATAAAGGAAAACGTAGTGTAATAAAAAATATGGAATTTTAATGTTTTGTTACTATGCATTATCTGGATTGAATTATAAAAATTCAAAAATAACTACATGTCCAAGACAATCTGATTCTCTAAGTGAATTTTCCAAATCAATATTGCCTTCTGAAGTTTATAATAATGAAAATTTTATAAATGTGAGAAAATTATTATCTAATGATGTATGGCCGCAAGGATGCGATACATGTCAAAAAATGGAAGAAAATAATTTAAAATCTATGAGAAATGATTTCAAAATTATTGACGGATTATTTTTCAACGATAGACAAGAATTGTGCCAGTTATCCGAATTTGATAATCAGAGTATACTAAGTTGTTTGGATGAAAACTACTTAATGGATAATAATGGGTTAAGAACAATTGAATTTAGATTTAGTAATTCTTGTAATTTTAGTTGTTTACATTGTAGTGATGTATTTTCTAGCAAATGGTCTCGTTTAGTGAATAATTTAGAATACAATGAATTTGATCATTTATTGGAAATTACACAGTTGACTGGTAAAGAACATAGAAAAAATGATAATGATAATCTAAAAATAGAAATGACATACGATCAGATAGATTCAATTATTGATGACTTGTGCAAAAATTTTAAAAAATTGGAAAGAATTGATTTTAGTGGAGGAGAACTTCTATATCAAAAAAAATTTTGGTACGCATTAGAAAAATTGAGAAAACACCCAAACGCACATAAAATTTATATATCATTTCATACTAATTTTAATGTTGATTTTGATGTTGAGTATTTAAATGAATTATTAAAATCATATTATGCCAGCTCAATAGTTATTTCTATAGATGGAGGTAAAAATATTTATGAATATTTTAGAAAAGGTGGTGATTGGAATAAATTACTAAAAAATATTAAAAAATTTAAAAAAATTAATTTCAATACAAAAAAATATATAACTTGTACAACCTCTATATTTCAAATTTTAGATATTGAAAATATATTTGAATCATTTTTGGACATTGATTTGAGAATGGAAAGTTCTATTGTTCAAAGTCCATTATATTTAGATCCATCTTTAATAATGCATGAATATGGTAAAGAAATAATGTCCGATTTTGATTCTACTGAGAGAATGATTCTTAATCATAAAAATAAAAAAATGAAAAATAATTTTTTATTCAATTTAAAAAATATAAAAAATTATCTTTGCAATAATAAAATGAATCATAGATATTTTAATAAATTTTTATATTATAGAGATAGAATGGATCATATTTTAGATCAAAATTTTAATGATTATTTTTCGAAATTTTATTTTCATGATAAGGAATTGTTTAGAAAATGAATGAGAAATATTTTTGCATGGCACCTTTCAGAAAAATGCTTGAAAATCCAAATGGTAGACTCAGAACTTGTTGTCATTATACCGATTTGAAAAAATCTCACGTTGATATAAGAGAAGCATTTTATGGAGAGGAGATGGATTTACATAGACAACAAATGATAAATGGTGAAAAATTGGAAGGTTGTAAAATATGTCATATGCATGAGAAATCTCCTGGTCATAAACGTTTTAGATCTCAAAGAATGCACTATAATAATGAGTATAATGCGGATTATTACATAAAAAATAATATAATTCCTGAGGCATATATTACGGATTTAGAATTATCGATTGACAATACTTGTAACTATATGTGCATAACATGCACACCAAGGGCAAGTTCAGCATGGGTAAATAGAATTGGCGATTCCATTGGACCTACAGGATTCAGATTAAATAATTTGGGAAATAGATCTTTTACAAATTCATTGAAAAAACCTACGTCATTTGAAATTGAAAAATATTTACCAACCTTAAAGCATTTAATATTATCTGGAGGAGAACCGACAATTCAAAAAAAATTTGACAATGAATTTTTTGAAAAAATATTAAAAACGGTAGATGATGATTTTGGTTTTGGCATGATTACTAACGGATCAAGATTTATAAATGAATCGGGTGAAAAATTAATAAAAAAATTAAAAAAAGTTTTAATTATGTTTAGTTTAGATGGCGTTGATCAAGTTGGTGAGTGGTGTAGATATGGTATGAAGATGAGAATAATTCGTAAAAATTTAAATAGATGGATTGAGTTATTGAAAGATAAAGAAGATTTTTTTTATGAAAATATGAACAGATCCGGATTGATTATCAATATTTGTGTTCATAATTATAATATATTTAATATTTACAATACTTTAGAATTTATTGAAAATTTAGGATTGAATGAATATCAGTACATATTATCTTATAATAATTCAAACACTAATACGATATGTCCATCTAAATTACCGTTTATGTTAAAGGATATGATTTTGGAAAAAATGATTTTTTTCAATAAGGGGCATGAAGATTTTACTCACCATTTATTAACAATGGATTCATATGATGAAGAATATTGTCTTAAATTTGTTAAATATACTGATTATTTGTTAGAACACACAAAATATCCTCCGGAAGAATGTTTGTATATTTATCAAAATTTAAAGGAAATACATGGTTGGTAAGTATTTTTGCATGGCACCCTTTACACATTTAGCTATAGATGCCCAGAGTAGAGTGCGGCCATGTTGTATGTTTTATCCTACAATATATGATAAAGAATATAAATCTATTACTGATATTTTTGATAGTGATGAAAATAAAAATTTGCGTCAAAAAATGTTAGACGGAGAAAAAATATTAGAATGCAACAAATGTTATATTGATGAATCAATAGGTAAAGAAAGTTATCGTTTGCGTTTTAATAAAAGATATTATTCTGAAAAAAATATAGTTGAACCTAAAATTAAAGAATTAGAATTAGCATTGGGAAATAAATGTAATTTAAGGTGTGTTACATGCAATGGTTATTATAGCAGTGCTTGGGAAAAAACTGATAAAATTTTAAATAATTTAATTCCTAGAAAAATTCATAAAAAACCATCAGTTTCAATAGATGATAATTTTTTAGATTATGATTTTTCAGAATTGAAAGAATTAAAAATTTTAGGTGGCGAACCATTTATGTATCCTGAGTATGTTAATTTTTTTGAAAAACTGTCTGCAAATAATATAACTTTATTTTTAGTAACGAATGCAACTTTTTTTCCAAAAAAAGAATTTTTAGATTCTATACTTAAATTTAAAAAAATAAAGATTAACATAAGTATCGATGGTATTGATGATGTCGGAGAATTTGTCAGATATGGTATTAAATTCAGTAAATTCGAAAAAAATTTTAAAAGGTGGTTAAATATTTCAGAAAATGTTCCAAAATTAAAAGTAATACCGCATTTGGTCATACATAATTTTAACATATTGTCTATCAATGATACATATAAATGGTTGAGAAAATTTTTTGATACAGATTGTTTTTTGTCGTATGATTTTTTGGACTCACCGGAATATTTGAATATTAAATATTTACCGAAATCAACAAAAAAAATTATTTTAGATTATGTAAAAAATGGTTTTTTTAATAACTTAGTTGAAAATTTTTTAGGTGATGCTAAACAGAATAATGAAGTGAATTTAAATTTTTTGAAGTATTATAATTTTTTAAACACTGTAACTGAAATTCCTGAAATTTCTAAAATTATTATAAAAGATGTTAAAAAGAATGTGGAAAAGTGAAAATGTAGAATGGTTAGATATAGAACTAACATCTTATTGTAACATATTTTGTTCTGGTTGTTTAAGACAGCAATCTAATCATATAGATTCCTTAAAAAATGATAAAACTATAAGTTTTCAAAATATAAAAGACTGGTTAAAAAATGAAAATTTTCCAAATATTAAAACTATTAATTTTTGTGGAACCATAGATGAACCTACAACACATCCTGAACTTTTTAAAATACTGAAATATTTTTTTAATTGGAACGTACATATCAGTATATCTACAAATGGATCTACGAGAACAAAACATTTTTGGGCAAAGTTTGGAGAATTATTGAAAGGCAAAGATCATGCTGTTTTTTTCGGTATTGATGGTCTTGATGGATTAAGTGAAAAATATCGAATCGGCAGTAAATATGAAAAAGTTCGAGAAAATTATAGATCTTTTATTGATAGCGGAGGTAATGCTATATGGCAATTTATAGTTTTTGATTGGAATGAGCATCAACTGGAAAGAGCAAAAGACTTTTCTCTGAATGAGGGTTTTTCAAAATTTAGAGTAATATATTCTCACAGAAAAACCAGTGGCGAAAAAAAGAAAGAACGCATAGGTGATGACATAATTGAATGTAAGTATTGGAAAAATAAAAGATTATTTTTAAATCATATGGGAGATTTGATTCCTTGTTGTCATTTGAATGCGGAAACATTAGAGTACAATGCTTCTAATAAAATAAAAACTAATTATGGACATTTATATAAAGAAAGTGGAAGTATGTTATCAACGAATTTAAAATATAACACAGTTGACGAAGTTTTAGAGGGAGATGTATTTTCAAATGTAATTAAATCTTGGAAAACAAAAAATCCTGTACAAAAATGTTATAAAACTTGTGCGCAAAAAAACTATGATATTTTTATGGATAGTAGAAACAAATGAAATGTTATTATGCTTTGGGTGGAATAAATTATAAAAATGGAGTAATCACTACTTGTCCTAGACAAGCTGATCAATTAGTGTATGCCAATGAAACAATACTGCCATCAAAAATTTATAATCATAAAAATTTTTTGCAGTTAAGAAAAAAATTAAATAATGATGTTTGGCCTAAGGGTTGTAATACATGCGAAGATATGGAAAAAAATAATTTAAATTCCATGAGAAAAGATTATGTGTTAGATACAAATAATGTTTTTAGAAAACACGATATAGATGGAACACCTGAAACCAAAATAAAATTGTTAGATTGCTATAATACTATTGATCATACAGTTAATAATAATGGCTTGAGACATGTAGAGTTTAGATTTAGCACTGCATGTAATTTTGCTTGCTTACATTGTTCAAAAGTTTATTCTTCGGGATGGACTAAAAAATTAAAAAATTTTATACCGGATCATGAAACTATATTGTATGATTTAAGACAATTGTTAGGAACAGAACATAGACATGGTCCTAACGATACTAATGAAATGTCATTAACAACAAAACAATCATTAGAAATTGTTGAGGATTTAAATGAAAATTTTCCATATTTACAATATGTTGATTTTGCTGGCGGTGAGGTGTTGTATCAAAAACAATTTTTTCCAACTCTAAAAAAGTTAGCTGATCATCCTAATGCAAAAAATATTTTAATATCATTTCATACAAATTTTAATGCTGATTTTGATATTATAAAATTAAGTGATTTATTAGAACCTTTCGGTCAATCATCCATCATTATTTCTGTTGATGCGGGAAAAACATTTTATTCTTATTTTAGACATGGAGGAACTTGGGAAAAATTACAAAAAAATATTAATGATTTTAAAAGATATAATAATTTTACTGGAATAGACATTTCTTGCACAACATCTATATATCAGATGTTAGATATTTATGATGTTTTTGAATCCTTTATAGAGTTAGATTGTAATTTTGATGCGTCAATCGTTCAAACTCCTAGATATTTAGATCCATCATTATTGATGTTTGACTTTAAAGAGCATGTAATCAAGGATCTAGAAAATACTGAGAAATTAGTTAATAAATTTTCTAAATACAGTTCATTACATTGGTTTGATTATATAAAAAAATATGTTTTAAATACGTCTTCAGAATATAAACAATTTAATAGATGGTTGATTTATCGTAAGAAATCAGATCAAATATGGGACCAGAATTTTAATGATTATTTTAAAAATTATCAAATAGAGGATGATGAATTAATAAGGATTCAATGAAACCAGATAGAGAAAATACCTATTGCCATTTTCCTTTCAAACAAATTACTTTAAAAAAATGGGATTCTTACGGTAATCTTAGAGTTAGTAATCCTTGTTGTCAAATGTCTGCTGCAACTGGTAAAAATTTGATGATACCGAATATATCAGAAAAAAATCCTGATGAAATTTTTAATAGTGATAGTTTTGATAAATTAAGATATGATTTAATTAATGGTATTAAAAATCATAACTGTAAAGTGTGCTGGGACATGGAAAAAGGTGGATTGAGATCATTTAGATTAGATTCTTTTAATAAACATGACTCTGAAGAAAAAAAACTTATTCAAATTGATTTTACAACCAGCAATTTATGCAATTTAAGATGTAGAATGTGTTTTCCTGACTGTTCGCATTCTTTAATGATAGATGAAAAAAAGTTGTCTGAGTTAAACTTGAAGGAAAAATACCAAAAATCTATTTTTGGTGATTACAGTAAAAAAGTAGTTAATAATCAAAATATTAATTCAAAACAATTCGAATGGATGTTAAATAATACTGATAAAATTTCTATTTTAAGTTGTTCTGGAGGAGAACCTTTTTATGATAAAAAAGTTTTATTTTTACTGAAAAAATTTATTGAAGATGGAACGTCAAAAAATACAATTTTACAATTTCATACCAATGCAACTTTGTTTACAGATGAAATTGTTGAAATAAACAACCAATTCAAATCCGTTTCACATACGTTCAGTATCGATGGCGTTGATCTTGTTTATGAATATATAAGATTTCATAATTTTTTATCTTTAGAAAAAAGTGTGTTAAATTTTTTATCAAAATCAAAAAACATTGATATTATTGATGTAAATTTAGTTTTAAGTAGTTTAAATATTTTTAATATATCTGAATTTGAGGAGTGGGTAAAAATTATTTTTAAAAGTAAAAATATAAACTATAATATTAATTTTTCTGATGTTTATCCTTTCAATAGAGGTATAAACATCAGAAGACTACCAGTATCTGTATTAAATATTGCTAAAGATAAAACTAAAAATAAAAAAGTTATATCATTAATAGACAATTCTATAAAAAATAATCAAGAAAATTTAAAGTTATTAAAAGATGAAATTTATTGTTTAGATATTGTACGTAATCAATCTTACATAAACTATCTTGATCCTAGAATTATTGAATTAATTAACGTGTAACATATTTTTTATAATCCATTTCAAATTCATCAAATTATTTTCATCTTTCAATGTTTGTAAAGAAACTAAAAGTGGTTCAATTTTTTTACCGACAATGAAATCGTATTTACCTGTTTTTTCATATATTCTATTCATTGCCTCATCGTCATTTATCATATCATTGAAAGCTGTGATTAATTTATTCACATTTGAATTATCTTTTCTTACCCATAAACTTTTTTGCAATACATCTCTATAACTTTTAGATAATATATAGGCATGATAAAAATCTCCTTTCGGTTCTTCTTTCCATAAATTTTTATATACCTCAACAAAAGATAAATTTGGAAAATTTGCATCATTGATAATTTCTAGCGTATCTATATTCATTACACCATGAGAAAACCAGTTGACATTTTCTTTAATTTTTTCTGCATGTTTTTTATATGCAAGAGGATTTTCTCTAGTTACGTTTAATTCTCCTCGCATATATGCTAATCTTCGTTCTCCGCCCGACATTCCTTTTACATAAATAAATTTTTGATCAAAGCACTGTTTATATTCTAATAATGAATTTTTCGGTCCACATATTAACATTGTAATTGCCATTGCATCTGGGTTCATTCCAGAACCTGCGGCAAATTTTACATTTTCAAGATGATTATGATCATTTCTTTTACCTACCATAATGGTAAGATTTTGCAGTGCTATGGGTTCATAATCAAAATAATCATAATCAACATTTTGAACTAAAAAACTTTCCGCATTACCTCCATGCGCAACCATGACATTTTTATCATCATACTGCAATTCATTGTGAAATTTATTAAACCCTGGAACATCATTAATTCCAGGTAAGTTATTAATTTTAATTTTTTCACCCAATTTCTTTTCCAATTCTTGTGCAATTGTTCTTGCCCAAAGATCAGTACCTCCTCCTGGTTTTTGAGGTACAATAAATGTGTAATCGGCAAAAGTTGCAGTTGCAATCAACATTAATGTTATAAATAAAATAATTTTTTTCATGAGTATTTAATCCTTGTTTTTGTTGTTAAACCAATACCTACCAATATAAATGTCAGAGATAAGATTCCTAAACTAATTGGTCTTTGTAATAAAATATCATAAGAATATAGAGCATTGAATTGAATATACAAACTTTCTAATCTTTCCGCTAAAATAAATCCGAGTATAAGTGCGGCACGATTGAAATGAAATCGTTTTAGTATTAGACCGAATATACAAAAGAAACCGAATATTAGATAATCTTCAATACCTTTTGTATATTGTATAGACACCCAAATCAATAACAACATAATGAACCAGAAGAAATATTTGAAAGGTATTTTAACAATGTTTACTGCATATCTTACAAAAATGACAGCAATAAAAAATGTTAAAATTAAACTCAATATATAACTTTCTGTCATATAGTTAAAAAAAGTTATGTCAAGTAATAGATCAGGCGAACCTAGTTCTAAACCTACAAGCATAAACAAACTAATTATGATAATTTCAAATGGTGCACCCGGAATTCCAAACAGTATTGTAGGAATATAACTGGTCGCTTTTTGTGCATTATTTGCTCCTTCACACCCTACTACGCCTCTTACATTTCCGTTTCCAAATGTTTCTTTTTTATTCAAGGCAATCGTTTGTCCATATGCCAACCAATCGGCAACATTTCCTCCAATTCCAGGTATAGCACCGATAACAGCACCGATAAATCCTCCTCGAAGTCCATCCCATTTGTATATCCAGCTGTCTTTAAAACCTTGTACTATTTGTTTTTTGATGTCAAAAATATCTGATGATTTATTTTTATCATTTAGATATGCATGAAGCAATTCAGGAAATGCTAAAATTCCTGCCATGATAGGGACAAGTTGAATACCATCACCTAGGTATTGAATATCAAGAGTAAATCTTTCATCTCCTGTGATTGGATTTTGACCAATCATTCCTAAAAATATGCCAATGATGAGTGCTAAAAATCCACGAAAATAATGTTGGTTATTTATAAAAATGACAGAAAAAAATGCTAGAATAAGAAATACAAACATTTCAGGTATACCAAAATTTAACACAAATCCAGTATAATGTGGTAAAAAAAGAAAAACGATGATGCCCCAGAGTAAACCGTTAACTGTTGAAACACATATTGCTGCACCTAATGCTCTTGCTCCTTCATTTCTTTGTGCCATAGGAAAACCATCAATCATTGTTGCTGCACTTCCTCCGGCACCAGGTATGTTCAACATAATACTTGAAAAACTATCACCTATAGAAGATGAAACCACAATAGAGGTTGTGAATGCAACTAAAAGGTAGGGTTCGTATTGAAAATATTGATAAAAAGAAAAAACTGTTATGAGGGCAGTTGTCGCTCCTGCTACTGGAATTAAACCAAATATAAAACCATATAATGTACCCAATAATATAATAAAAAGCATAATTAAATTCTTATCTTCTGTTAATTTTTAATCCACTCGGAATAAATTCTATTACCTTTATCCCATTTTATTTCCTTTACTGTAAAATTATTTTTTTCAGCCCATTCATAATTTAAGTTAATGGTCCAAGGGAAGAATTTTATTTTTTCGACACCTTCATATTTATGATCAGCTACACCAGGATTTTGTCTGAAGTAAATTCTTTCTGTTAATTTACATACTTTTTTTACCTGTTCATACACTTGATCATTTGTTCCAAAATTTAAACTACCTAAACAAAATCCTACATTCCAGGTTTTATTGGTTACAAAATCTTCAATAGAAACTATTTCATCGGCAAATTTATTTACTATATCAATACCATATAACCTATCTTTAAAATATGGTTTAAATAAATTAAAACCGCAACCTACGTCTAAAATGGTTTCATCATCATTTATTTTTTTTATTAAATTCCAACCACTATAAATAAATTTATTATAGTTTGGTTTCCATACTTTATCAAAGTAAAATTTCAAATCATTGTTCATGAGTGTATTTATGATTAAAAGTAATTATGATTTTTCAAAAATTCCCTGGGATGATATTCAAAGTGTTGGAACTTTTAAGATGCTTGAAAGTGATTTATTTACAGTATCATGGTTATTAGGTAGATTTTGCAATTATAGATGTTCTTACTGCTGGCCTTATGCTAGAAGCAATACCAAAGATCACCGACCTACATCATTATGTTTAGACACAATAGATGAAATAAAAAAACAAGCAAGAGAAAATGGTTTTAATAGTTTTCATTTTAGTCTTTCCGGCGGAGAACCCACGTTTCATCCCGGATATCTTGATATTATTCAGCGTTTAGCTGATGATGTTGAAAACACTAATTATACCTCAAATCATATGACTTCAAATTGTTCTCGGCCAATGAAATGGTTTGAGGAATATGTTAATTACACGAAACGTTTTACACGATCATCCATCACAGCATCATTTCATAGAGAATTCATTAATAGTCACAATAAACGACAAGAATGGGCAGATAAATTAGAATTTTGTCAACAGAATGGTGTAAGAGTGACCATTAATTCAGTAATGGTTCCAGAGAAATTTGATGAAATTTATGATGATCTTATGTATTTCTATCAACGAGGTATCAATATCACATTGAAACCACAGAGTGATCCTACAGCGAGTAAAGTTGTTGACGGATATACAAAAGAACAATTGAATATTCTACATAACGGAATGCCTCAGATTACAAATATGGAAGTTAAATCAAAAAAAGAAAAAAATATTCGTCAAGAATTTGAAATAATCATGAAAGATTCTACCGGCAAAGAATGGTATCTTGATCAAGCAGAACGATTCAATGCTTTTAATTTCAATAATTTTAAGGGATGGAATTGTAGAGCAGGATATCAAAGTATCATTATACGAGAACCCGATGGAAGTATAAAAAGAAGTTATAGTTGTGCTGATGTTCCATTAGGTAATATTGAAACTGGATTTAAGTTGTTTTCTAAACCTATACCCTGTATAACCAATTCATGTGTGAGTTCAGCAGATAGCAAAATACCAAAAAATATAAAACAGGATGTGATAAATGCATGAGCCGAGAGAATTTCAAAAAATTTTTAGAGTCCCCGATAAAACCAACACTTTTTGTTATTATCCATTTTACGCATTAGTTTTTAAATTATATGAAAATGATAAATTATCAAAGGTCGCACCTTGCTGTATGATGCACGATACCAATCAAAATACAATATTAGAAAAATCTGAGTTGCAAAATTTAGATCCTGATCAAATTTTCAATCATCAAAAATTTGTGGAATTTAGAAATAATATTTTAAATAATATAAAAGATCCTAGATGTCAAACTTGTTGGAAATTAGAGGAAAATGGTTTTATTTCACATCGTATGTATACTGGATGGGATTTTGATGAGCCTTTTAGTACAGAATTGAGAGAGGTTGATATTTCATTGTCAAATAAGTGTAATCTGGCCTGTCGAATGTGCAATATTGGATCATCACATCAATTATATAAAGATCTTGATGAAATAAAAAAATTAAATTTAATGGAAAAATTTAATTATGCCTCTGATTTTTCTATGAATTCAAAATCATTACCAAAAAATACTACTAATAATTTATTGTTTAAATGGATATTTGATAATACAGACAAAATAAAAGTTTTAAAGATATCAGGAGGTGAACCTTTTTACGACAATAACGTCATAAAATTGTTACAAAAATTTATCAAAGACGGAAATTCAAAAAATACAAGATTAGTTTTTCATACTAATGGTATTTTAATAGATGATTCTATGATACAAATATTGAATAAATTTAAAAGTCAAATGCATACGTTTAGCATTGATGGAGTAGATAATACATATAATTATATTAGACATTATTCTAATTTTAATGTTTTAGAAAAAAATTTAATCAATTGGTTTAAAAAATCAAACAATATTAAATCTTTTAATTGTAATTTTGTAATATCAGCATTAAATTTAGATAACATTATTGATTTTATGGATTGGATTATTATGATGTTTCATTTGAAGATAAAATGTAATATTTTCTTCTCCTCAGTCAGACCAATTGAGAGAGGGATTCACATTAGAAATTTACCCGTAAATCATTTAATAAAAATCAAATCAAAATTTTTAAAATTCTATAATTTTTTCGAAAAAATCAGACAGAAAGAAATGGGGTTAAAAAATCATTTTTTTTATGAGAGTGAAAATATTTTTCAAATTTTAGACAACTCTATTGAGAATAACTTTTATGAAAAAAATAAATTTAAGTTATATGATGAGATAACAATTTTAGATCAAGCAAGGAATCAAAACTATAGTGATTATGTCAGTAAAGATTTAAAGGAAATACTTGACAATTTGAAAAAATAATGATAATATAAGGTGATGAATGAAAAATTTTTTCATATATGGTGATAGTTATTTTGAAGAATGTGAACATGATGAAGAATACGTAAAATACTCCTGGTTAGTTAAATTGAAGAACCATTTTAAAAACAAATATTGTTTTTTTAACTATGCTCAATCTGGTACAGGACCCCATTATTCTTTTAATTTGTTTAATGACCATTTATTCAATGAAAATAAAATTTATGCAGGTGACATTGTATTGTTTCACCTTTCACATTTTGACAGAATTCAATTCATTACACATCCATCTTTAACGTTTGATGTTTCCACTAGAATAAAATATGATTTTATCAATAATAGAACATATATAGTATCAGATTGGACAGAAGGTAATGATAAAGAAAAAAAATTATTAAAATATTATGAAATGTATAAAAAAGAAATAGAATTTTTTTTCATGACTATATCAAAACAATTATTGTATGAAAATTCAAAAAATTTGTCTTTTTTATATTCTATATCTTTATTATATGATATAAAAATTATAGTATTTGCTAATGATTTAAGTGGAGAATTTGATAATTTTTTTAAATTGAATTATAATAATTTTTTTTTCTCTCCTGTAAATTTGTTTGATTTAAGTTATCGAGAACTTCTTAAAGAACAAGAATATTATTATAGAGAAAAACTTTACTTGGATTTAAGAAAAAATCATCTATCTCCTGAAAATCATGAAAAAATGTTCGAGTATCTTTTAAACATATTAAATAATGATTATAAAAATTTACCAAAATTTAAAACAAATTTTAAAGATTATAATGATATTTTAATAATTAAATCAAATAATAATAAAAAAGATTTTATATATGAGTGATTTTTTGATAAAGCTTTTAGATGATTATACATTACGAGAATTGCAAATATATTCCTCAAAAATTTTGTCTGCGCACAACGCAACTAGTAGTTTTATAAAACAATTTCAATCTGAACATGATAGTGTTCAATTTTATAAAAATGTTATATTTTGGTATATAACAAAATATAATTCATTTCCTGATGATGATATATGTACAAATCAAATGAAATAACACACATACATTTAGAACCAACACAAAAATGTCAAGCAGAATGTCCAATGTGTGACAGAACAAATAATAAACATTTGAAAAATGCTGATTTAGATATAACGACATTTAAAAAAATAGTCGATTCAGATTTTGTTCACCAATTGAACAGTTTAATAATGTGCGGAAATCATGGTGATCCGATCATTGCAAAAGACACATTGAAAATTTATGATTATTTGCGTCAAGAGAATTCTAAAATATATTTACACATGACAACAAATGGAGGAGCAAGAAACGATAAATGGTGGAGAGAATTGGCGAAAATTTTCGGTAATAGGGGAAAGGTCACATTTTCAGTAGATGGATTAGAGGATACGAACCACTTGTATAGAGTAAATGTCGATTGGGATAGAATTGAAAATTCAATGGACGCATTTACGAGTGCAGGAGGTAAAGGTTTATGGGTTTTTTTAATTTTTGAACACAATGAACATCAGGTCGATGATGCTGAGAGAATGGCTAAACTATTTGGTCTTCAGTTTATAAAGAAAAAAAGTGGTAGATGGGTACAAACAAAAAATAAAATATCAGAAAAAGAAACGAATAAAGGAAATTATATTAAACCTCCATCGAATCAAAATTATCAAAATAAAAGTGTTAATACTTATGATGATCTGATAACAAAATTTGGCAGTTTTCAAAATTATTTAGACAATACTGTAATATCTTGTAAATCAATTTTAAATAAAGAAATTTATATATCCGCTGAAGGTTTAATTTTTCCTTGTTGTTGGACTGCGGGTAGATTGTATAAAACATATCAGAAAATAGGCGAAGATCAAATATGGAATTTTATTGAAGATTTGGAAAAAATTAATGCGAAAAATGTTCCGTTGAGAAAAATAATTGACGGAGATTTTTTTAAAAAAATTGAAAAATCATGGAGTTTATCTTCTTGTAAAGAAGGGAAAGCAGAAATATGCGCACAAAAATGTGGAAATGGGTTTGATGCTTATGGAGATCAATGGAAATGACTAATTTTTATTGTTTAAAATGGGGCTTAAAATATGGTCCAGAATATGTTAATAGATTATTTAATTCTTTAAAAATAAATTATAAAAAAAATTTTAATTTTCATTGTTTAACTGATAATTCAGAATTTTTAGACCCTGATATTAAAATTTTACCTTTACCTACAAGATTTTTAAGACATACCAGAAAAAGAATTTTTACTTCTGAAAAAATGTGTTTTTTTTATGATTTTAAAAATGTTGCTGGCAAAAAAGCATGGTTTGATTTGGATATTTTAATTCAAAGTGATATCACAAATTTAATTGATATGGAACATGATAAGCCTAGATTTATTATGAATTATTGGAGAGATCCAATGTCTCATATTAAAAATTATTCCTTTATGACTACACCTTTAAATTCTTCATTTGTGGCGTGGCAAGATGATGTTGGGTACAATTTATATGAATTTTTAGTCAAACATGAAGAAAAAGCGTTTTTTATGTATCCGTCTTTGGATAAATTTGTTTTTTATCAGTTCTACAGAAAAAATTTAATAAATCTTTGGGATAAAGGTATTATTTACAATTATAATATTGGAGCTAGATTTCCTGATGATTTATCACCAAAAGAATACCGTGAGAAATATAAAATATGCCTATTCAACACATCTCATAAAGCATGGGCTAGAAAAAACGAAACACAAATAGAATTACATGAAGCAACAGGGTGGGCAAAAGATTTATGGATGAAATATGAAAAAGCATGAATATACTAAATTGCGTGATAAATATGAATCATTTGGAGTTCCTTTTCCTATGAGATTGGACAAAAATTATGATTATATTCGAATTAGATATAATAGAAAAACACATTTGAATTTAAATCTAAAAATATACGATTATATTTTCTCTAATTTTGATTTACTTGAAGATAATTTTAATGTAATGTGTAGTTGGTTTTGTGACATAGATTTGAATTATATAAAAAAATTAAAATTTGATATGCAAAAATTTAATTTTTTTGATTTTGATTATGCTGTTCATGAGTCGAATGAAATATTAACTAAAAACAGTTTTCATTGCGATGTTATTTTTGACGAATTAAATTTAACAGGAAATTTTTTACAAAAGTACTGTGAATATACTTATCCTATAGGTAGAGTATATAAAGGAAAATTTATATTGGTTGGTAATAACGATGATGGTTTACATATTTGCAATCCTATAAATTCTACAAAACAATTGATTAGGCAAAATAAAATAAAAAACGTTTATTACGAAACGAATTGGCAAATGATTCGTGAATACGATCAGAAGGTATTAAATTATTATATGGTTTGCGGAGATAATCTATGAACTTAAAGATTAATAACTACGTAAATTCTCCATATTTTAAAGTGAAGAATTTTGTTTTAAATAATTATCCGAATTATTTTGATAAATTAGAAGATTCATTATCTGATGGTCAATTTGAATCTAAAACATGGCTGATAGAAAAATTAAATATTTCATATGATTTTTTATATCCCGTTCATGTTGAAATTATTGGCGGTTGGTTTGGTTTTCCTTTAATTGAAATGTTAGATTATGTAATTGACATAGAAAGCTTGGATTTTTATGAATTGGATGAAATTAATAAAAAAATTTTAGTGCAATACACTAATTATTTTAATCTAAATTTTAAAGTAAAAGTCTTCGATGATTATTTTGAGAGAAAAGAATTGAGGAGAAGACATTTGATTGTTAATACATCATCTGAACATATGGAAGATGTTGTAAGAATGAAGCCTTACTACAAAGATTATCCAGAACCCCCAATATTAGTCCTACAATCTAATGATTATTATGATTTAGTAGAACATGTAAATTGCGTAAATTCTGCCGAAGAATTGATTGAAAAAAATAATATCAAAAAAGTTTTTTATTCTGGTAGTAAAAAAATGGACAATTACACTAGATTTATGGTGATAGGTCAGTGGTAATTCTTTATGTGTGTACAGGCACAAAATATTCTTCTTGGTGGATTGACAATCTTAAATATATGTTGTATAATCACTGTGTCAACTGTGATTTAATAGATGTAAGAGGTATCGTTGATGGTGAAGGATCGGTATATGATAAGTTACAGTTGTTCAATGAGTTTAAAAATCAAGAACAATATTTGTATTTTGATTTAGATGTTGTTATTAAAGGTGATATTTCACATTTAGTTAGAAATAATTTTACACTATTATATGCATGGTGGCGTGAACCAGCTCACACTCCTTTAAATTCTTCAATTATGTCATGGTATGGTGATCAATCATATATTTATAATAAATTTTATGAAGATGAAGATTATAGCAGAGTCAAATATTGGAAAGGTATTGATGAGTATATTTATAAAGAAATAAAATACGAAACTTATGATAAAGTTTGCTGGTCTTGGATGTTTGATAGAAATGAAAAAGATTATTCAGTATGTCTTTTCAACCAATCATATGAACATATGAGAGAATGTGAATGGGTAAAGGAATATATTTTAAATGAAAATTATTAAAAATTTTTTTACTGATGAAGAATGTTTTGATATGATTCTAACGTATCGAAAAAAAGTAGTTCCTGCTGCTGTTGGAAAAAATTCTTTCGATTTTTCAACTAGAATTTCTAGAGTTTATATATGGAAAAATGATTTAGAATTAGAGAAAAAATTCAATCGTAAAAAAATGTTGTTTCAATTTACACAATATACTAAAAATCAATTTTACAATTGGCATTCTGATTTTAAAACTGATGGAAATTTTAATAGAATTGAGAGTTTTACGGTTCTATTAAATGATGAATTTGCAGGAGGTGAATTTGAGATAAAAAACGTTGGTATTATAAAATTATTAAAAGGAGATTGTGTCAGTTTTAATTCTAAACTTGATCATAGAGTTAATGTTTTAAAATCTGGTATTAGATATTCATTGGTAGGATGGGTTTGTGATTCCTAAAATATTTGCAATAAGGATTGGTTCAAAATACGGTCAGGATGTTGAAAATTATATTAATTCTAAAATACCAAATGTAAATTGGATCAGGGAAGAATCCGATGGGTTAAAATTACAATGGAATAAGTTGAAAATAATGAATTTAAATATTGATGACCCGGTATTAGTTATTGATATTGATATGCTTTTTATAAACAATTATATGGATGCTATTTTATATCCCATTGAAAGAGGAGAATTTTTAACCGCCAATTCTTGGTGGAAAGATACAGATGTTGGTCAGTATAATTTAAATGGAGGTTTTCAAAAATATTATCCAAAAGATTGTAAATATATTTATGATGAATTTATGAAAAAACCTGATTTTTGGATGAAATATTTTTTAGAAAATAAAATAACAACTGGGGATGTTAATGGTGAACAATTTTTTGTTGAAACATTTGCTAGAAAAAAATTAAAATTAAAATTTTTACCAGATAGTTGGTTTGTGAGATATGATATGAAATTTGAATTAAAAAACGATTCTTACGATAGAATGATGTATTATTACTTAAATACGAAACATCCATCCGGTTGGTTGTATTTAGATGGATGTTTTAATGATGATATAAAAATAGTTCATTTTATGAACGCAAAATTTGATTCAACCATTATTAATAAATTTGACCCTAATTATTTGAATTTTGATTAATTTTAAAGATGTGATAATAATGCATTAATTCTGGTAAATTTTTTGATTTTCTAACTTGTGATCTCAATTCTCTATCATCAATATCTTGAAATTCTTCGATGTCAAAAATACTCAACTTTAATTTGAATAAATTTTCATTGTCCAAATTCTCTAAAAAATCTAAAGTTATTTCCTGAGGCTGTATTTCTGAAATTTTTTCTTCAATTATTTTTTCTTCATCATCATCTATAGTTTTAATTAATCCACTTTCTTTCCATTCTAAAAATTGTAAAAAATTTTTAGCCTGCTTTTTGTTTTCTTCGTGTAGTAATTTTGTATTGTTTTCAATCGTAGATAGATTAAATTTATCAAAAACTTTTAAACCAAAATCCGAATCATCATCAGAACCTATGACCATACTTTTTCTTTCGCCATTTATGTCGGAATAATCAACCATTATTAAATTTCTAGAGGTCAAATTAGGAAATGTAGCATTTAATATTTCAATATTATCGACATCAATTAACATAATGTTCCTTTTTATAAATCAGTTGTATTATAACCATTGGCAGTCAATGCCCATACATTATATCTATAACTATTGTTATCTGGTTGATAGTTTGCTGTGTAAGTTCCTCCTGATACACCAGAAGTGGATACTACGGTATATGAAGAAAATACAAATCTTTCATGTAAAAAACCAAAATTATTTGAGGTGTAGCCTGCCATTGTTGTGGTAGCAGTTGTTGTTGAATCTGTGCTTCCTACTCTTGTTAATGTGTATTTTGGAAATCTTTTTTCCAATATTTTTTCTAGTATATCAACTACTATATTTTCTGTGATATCATTTATTGGTATTTCTGATATTTTAACACTGCCATCAACAATTCCTATGTATCTTGATATATATTTATATGCACTGGCATCGTTTAGTATATCGTTTTCATTATCGGCAGCCGTTTTAATATAATGATTAAATTGTACTGTACTATTCCAATATGTCGTATCTTGATATATCATTCCCATATTTACGTATGTTCCTGTCGTTGGAGAGGATAAACCAAAATGATATGATCCGACACCATCACTGTTAGGATCATGTATTTTGTTCACACAATCACTTACGATAGTGTCGAATATATTGGAAATGTCACCTTCAATTTTAAAAGTTTTTGTATTTTGATCATAAACAAGATAACTGTAAGAATTAAGTGTTGATGAGGATAAATTGATTGAAGGTATATATTGTCTATAATTATAAATCGTTTCAGTTTCTTGATGATATGATGAATTTAATGTTGTTGGAAATATGTTATCTGCACCACCAGTTGGACTGTCTGCGTTAGTAGCAGTATATTGTAAGGTTTTTGTATCTGTTACTGATCCTAATGAGGAATAATTAGAAGCAGATGTGCCCGGAGAAATTTTTCCTCCAATGGTAGCGGTACCGCTACTCAATAATTGTGCATATTTTTTTCTTACAACATAACTCAAAATATCTAATTCTGCATCACTCATTTGTCTAAATGATTTGACCGTTTCATCAAATCTTAAAGGTCTATTTGTTGCCATTTTTATTCTTTACTTTGATTTAAAATAGTTTGATAATGATAAAACAATTCTATTAAATTATTTGATTTTCTCAAATTGGCTCTTAATTCAACACTTTCGCATTCTTGAATGACGGCTTCTTCAAATAATTCTAATTTTATTTTAAAAAGTGCTTCTGAACTTAATTGTTTAATGTTATTTAAAGTAATTTTTTCTTCGGATCCTGATAATCCTGTAGCTTTCCATTCCATGTAATTAAAAACTTCTCTTTGAAATTCTAAATCATCATATATTAGTTTATTGTGATTGTCAATTAAGTCTTGTTCACTGAAAAATATTGAAAGTTTCTGTATTTCGGGTATGGGTTTTTGATAAGAAAATAAACCATTTTGCAACTTTGACCAATATGTTTCTCCTTTTTCATTTTCATCTAGACTAATGAAAAATATTCTAACCACCGTATTTTTTTCATCATTAAAATGTGCATATATCGGTCTAAATTCTGGACAAGGATCATGCATTTTGTTAGTTAACGTAACGCCATTTATTGTAAATAATTCTATTTCTTCCTCTTCAATTTCCTCATCTAATTCATTTACCGATTCATCACTTTCTAATTCTGTTTCTGATGAAATATCAGTTATGGAGGATTCATCAGTTTCATTTGAGAAATATTCAGGATTTTCTATCGTACTATCACTAGCACTATCACTCTCTTGAATATACACATTTACGGATTCATTATTTGCAATAATTTCATCGTTTGAAGTTTCAATTGTTGATATTACAACATTATCAGTGTTTTCCATTATTTTACCTTAAATAATTTAATTATTAATATACCAATACATAGTTGTTGTAAAGACATTGTTGTTGTCTATTTTTGGAATATCAAGTCTCTTATATGTTAATCCTGAAGTTGATCTGTACAAATAAGTATTTGTTCCTGCATAATATGTATCTTCTATAGTTCCTCTTATTTTCGAAGCAGGGGATGGAGGATTATTATTTGTTTTGTAATAAGTTGGTAAATCAGATCCGTTAGCAAATTGAGGAATTATTACTTTATCTATCATATCCATAAATACTCCATATTTAGTCTTCAAATCAGAAGTACTTGTTGGGGCAGAAGTTGAAGTTCTATCTTTTCTTAATAATTTATGACCATCATTTTTTAAAAACATTAAATTACTAAATTGTTTTGTTCCCCCCGAAACATCAAAAGCAGTATCTTCTGTTTTTACCCAATAATTATATGTAACAACAACACCCCAAGCATATGACATATTAGGTAAATTGTGCTGTTCTACAACAGAACCATAGTTTTTACCTCTAGGGTATCCATCCGCATCAATAGTCATGGAAGTTGTTGTTACACTACTGACTTGTGATCTTGTATCGATAAAAAATGTTCCCATGTTTACGAAGGTTCCATTTGTTTGTCCCCCAGGTTTTGTTGCTGTACTCTTATCAACATAATATGTTCCAACTCCATCTCCCGTTTTCATTTGGGTGTAACAATCTGAGAGTAATTCTGTTATGACAGATCTATCTTTCCCTGCAGGTTTAAGACTTCTTGATGTATAAATTAAAAACCCATTTTCATTTGTATCTGCATCAGAAGGCGTTAATTCTTGTGCGCTTCTTTGATATAACATATAACTGTCATAACTTCTTGGTGTAAATGTGTATCCTCCAGTAGTATAACTTGGTACAGCAGAGGGTGCAGGACCAAAATTAGAAATCAGTTTATTATCGGTTAATGTTGCACCAGGCACATCTTCTACAGTTAGTTGTGCTGCTGACGATGGTCCACTAAATAAATCAGACCCAAGTCTATCGTCAGAGGCAGACAAATTTCCTGATAAAGCATAATCTCTTCTAGAGTCTCTAAAACTCCCCGAAAAATAGTCCGATGTTGTTCCTCGTCTAGGGGCCGAATTTGAAAATGTTTTGAGATAGATTTGTCCTCTTATTCCACTGGTTGTACTACTGATATCTGCTAATTTTTCCGCATATCTAGCTCTAACTAGATATGATAGTAGTTCTAATTGGCTATCGGTAAGTTCATATAGACCAAATTCAGTTCCACTAGTATTTTCTTTATATACTAAAGGTCTCGGCATCAAAATCCTTTTTCATTGACAAATTATTAAATATATACTATAGTATATATATCTGTATAAAAATTAAAATATGTAAAGGTGGATTCATGAAAAATATATTGTACATTACTCCTCATTTGTCAACTGGAGGAGCTCCTCAGTATCTATTAAAAAAAATAGAATTTTTGAAAAATATTTATAATATTTATGTCATAGAATATAACGACTACGGAATTTACAGAGTACAAAAAAACAAAATAATTAATTTATTAAATGATAAAGTTTTTACTCTTGGAGAGGAAAAGGAAGAAATTTTTCAAATTATAGAAAAAATTCAACCTGATATTATTCATTTTGAGGAAATGCCTGAATTTTTCATGAGTCAAGATATTTCTAAAAAAATATACAATACAGAAAGAAAATATTTAATTTTCGAAACATCTCACGATTCATCTTTCGAACCTTCAAATAAAGTATTTTTGCCTGATAGATTTTTATTTTGTAGTGACAATCAGGTACATAATTTTTCTTCCTTAAAAATTCCAAGTTCTGTAATAGAATATCCAGTTCCTATAAAAGATAAACGTGATAGAATAGAAGGTTTGAAGCAATTAAATTTAGATCCTGAAAAGTATCATGTTTTAAATGTAGGTCTATTTACACCTAGAAAAAATCAGGCAGAAATTATAGAATATGCAAAAAGTCTAAGACAATTTCCTATAGAATTTCATTTTGTCGGAAATATGGCACCTAATTTTAAATCATATTGGGAACCATTGATGAGTGACATTCCTGATAATTGTAAAATATGGGGTGAAAGATCCGATGTTGATAATTTTTATTCCTGTATGGATTTATTTTTATTCACATCTAGGGGCAATGTACATGATAAGGAAACAAATCCTTTAGCGATAAAAGAAGCATTAAGTTGGAAAATGCCTACTATTGTATATAAGTTAGATTCTTATTTGAATAAGTTAGATGATAAGGTAACATATTTGACTAATGATAATTTTGAGGTAAATAAATTAAAAATTTTGAGAAAATTGAACATCACCGAAAACTTTATTTCATGTAAATTAGAAGATGATACTAAAATATCAATCTCCACTGGAGATTATTTTAAATGTCTTGAAAATAAATTGGTTTGTTTGTTTGATACAAAAACTAATTTATTAGTTTACAGATCAAAAATTTTTAGTCCTAATCTTTGGGTTCAACCTAATTGTTCTCAAAAAATTCTGGGAGGAATTAATCTAAAAATTTATGATGCTCCTGGTGACTATTTTTCAAGTTTAACTGATGGCAATTTAATGGATGAGCATCATATTTTATATGAGAAAACATTTGATTTTGATAATCAAATTGATGATATTAAGATCAATGATGTTGATGTAAATATAAAGGGTATTCAAGATGATCCTGCATCTTGGTTTACATTATATGAAGTTTTTTATCAAGAATGTTACAAATACGTAAATATATTGCAAGGTGATGTTGTTTTAGATGTTGGTGGTCATTATGGTCTTTTTGACCTATATTGTTTGAGTAAAGGAGCCTCAAAAATTTTCACATTTGAGCCGGCAAAAAAAACATTTGAAATATTGTGTGAAAATTTAAAAGGTTATGATCAAGTCAAGAAATTTAACATGGCATTGTCCGATAAAAATGGAACTTCAGAATTTAAAATCTTAGGTTCTTCGGCAGTGAATACTTTTTATGATAGTTTTAATACTTCTGAAGAAAATCCAACTACTTTAGGAAAGAAAAAAATTGAAGAAGTTAGAACTATAAATTTTGACACATTCATGAAAAATAATGATGTTGATAGAATAGATGTGTTAAAATTAGATTGTGAAGGGGCAGAATGGAATATTATGCCTACCATTTCCGATCATATGTTGAAGCATCGCATACGAAAAATCACAATGGAAGTGCATGATTTTTTCAATAATGATAATTCTTTAGAATCTAGAATTTTAAGATCCAGTAAATTGATTGATAGGTTAAAAAAATTAGGATATGATGTTAAATTTGATAAAGAAATTGTTGATGGAGGATTAGGAAACCTATGGGCATCTAGAGTACCTAAAATTAAAATAGTACACATGTTAGTTGACATTGAAGGTGAACGTGAAAAAAAATCGATAGAACATTTGACAAAATTAGCTGAATATTCTGGATGGAAATATGTTCAAATGATTAACAAAAAATATTCTGACATGCCTCCTAAAGAGAGTTGTGCCAGACCAGATGATGTTCAAATGGAACCCGGACATTATAAATTAACTCCTGCCCATTACGGTAATTATTTGGCACATTATAAGGCAATGTTAGAGCATTTGAATGATGAGGTAGATGCGGTTTTATTTTGTGAATGTGATGCAATTTTTATTAAACCAATTTTTGAAGTTTATAAAGAAATAACTGATAGATTTGATGATTTAATGGAATTTGATTTAAAATATATGAATTTTGGTAAAAGGATTGTTGAATGGCATTATCAAAAACGAAATAAATATTTTGATGTGACAAACAGAATGTCAGAAGCGCATTGTTATTTAATTCCTGCAAATTGTAGAGAATATTTTTTAAATAAATTTGAAAAAACAGGATGGGACACATATGATTTGTGGTTAAATAATAATGTATTAAATGAAATGGTTGGAGGTATCACAAAAAACCCATACTCAATACAATGTTCCGGTAATTCATATCTAGATAAATCATTTAAAGATGGAACTTCATTATTAAAGGATGGAGACATCACATATGTCCTCTGATTCTATTGTATTAATTCATGCCCATCTTTCAACTCCTGAGAGAATAAAATGTTGTTTAGAGTTGATTAATAATATAAAATATTTTAATTATGAAATAATATTAACTACCCATACACCGGTGTCAAAAGAAATTCAGGAAAAAGTTGATTATTTTGTTTATGATAAAGACAATATTGTGTTAAAAGATCCAGAATATTTAGGTTATATAACGTATTACACAGATGGGTTTGATTTATCAACAAAACAATTTCATGGTCACAATACAACTTTTGCGGTTTACAGATTATTAACTTTGGGTATTAATTATGCAAAAATTTTAAGAAAAAAAATTATTCATATCATGGATTATGATGGTCTTATTAAAAGTCCACATGAATTGATTATGAATGAATATAAGATATTATCTAAAAAATTAGATGGTGTTTTTTATTATTGGTCCAGTGAAGACAATTCCGACACTCACGGCAAAATGCAAGTTACTACAAGATTGATGTCCGGAAACGTAGATTATATGTATGAACGCTTTATGAAGTATTTGGATTTAGAAGTTCAAAAAGAAATAACTTTGAAGTATCAATTCTTACCAGGTGAGGAGTTTTTTGCTTATGTTTTGGGATTGACAAAATACAATGATGAAAAAAATTCAAATGTGGAATTAATCGATTTTGTTCCTAATTTGAATCGAATACAATTTGAACAAGATAGGATGCACATAGAAGAAACAAAACCTTGGGTGGCACTTTATATAGGTGATAATGAAGAAGATTATATATTTCATTTAAATCATTTTATTGATATGAAAATGAAAATAGTTGTAGATAATCAAATAGTATCGGATTCATTTTTTATGAAAGGTTTTTATAATCTAGTTAAATTTAATAAAGGTCAATTGATAGAAATTTTTATGAATGATGAGTTGATAAAAACTTTTGATTTAAATGATCAAACATTAGTCAATAATATTAAAAAAACAACTACAATTTATTTTAAAAGGTAATTGATGTATGATGAATTGAAATTGTCATTAATAACTTCATGTTTTAATGCTGAAAAATATATACGAGAAACCGCAGAATCTATATTATGTCAAAATTATGATAATTGGGAATGGTTAATATCAGATGATTTTTCTAATGATAAAACTTTGGAAATTATCAATGATATCAGTCTCAGAGATGATAGAATAAAAATTATACAACCAAAATATAAAAAAGAAATATGGTGGAATCCCCAGACACACGCTACTGGAGATATAGTTTGTCACATTGATTCTGATGATTTTATATTGCCTAATACGTTAAAACGTATAAATTATTATTTTAATTTGTTTCCAGAGAGTGTTTTGATGCATTTTAATGCGAACAAATACTATGATAATTTTACTATAAAATCTAATCAGGATTTTTTGTCGAATTTCAAAGATAACGTTTTTATGACAACCGATAATGATTCTTTTCTTGAAGGATTTGAAAAATTATGGCCAAATAGAACAAATATTTTTGGATATTTAAGAATTTTTAGAAATTTGCCAGGCATTAAATTTCCTGTACATAAAGACGGAGAAGCATGTTCTTCTAATGATGGACAGTGGTTATTAATGATGGAAGAGAGAGGTAAATGGATTACAATTCCAAGAACTACTTATTTGGCAAGAGACCATAATGATTCCGAGAATTACAGAAATTGGAATACAAGAGGAGAGGCACAATTAGCAATTGATGCTAAAGAAAGAAGAAAAAATTTTATTTTAGAATATCCTAGAAATTTAAAATATTTTGATGATATATATGATTCAGCGGAATCAACTTACATATCATATCTAAATCATGAAATTCAAGCTAAAAATATTAGTTTCTTAAATTTTAAATATGATATTCTTAAAAAAGAAAAATTGAAAAAATTATTTTTTGATCACAATGTTTTTTTCGATGGAGTTAAAAACGTTGATTATTTTTTCATTAAAATAAATCTTGAAGATACTGTAGAAGAAATATCAAAATTTATAGAATCTATTGAAAATAACTTGAGTTTTAACTGTGAGATTGTAATTTTTTGTGATAATTCTCATTTAATGAAAAATAATAGAACAGGTATTGACATAATATCTGATGTTATTAGTATGATGACGGATTTAAATTATCATTTTAACTGGTATAATAAAGACAATAGGTTCACATTAATTACAAGATCGAAAAACGGAGAAATTAAGAAAATAGTTGAGGTAATTAGTGAACCAGAATCTGAGAAAAAAAGCGAAATTGAAAATTTACCTGTCGAAAACTTTGAACGTATAATTCATGATAATAATTTTGAAAAATTAAATATAATTCAAATAAATCCAGGATGCGGTATAGAAATACCTCCTAAAGGTTATGGAGGTGTTGAGGAAGTTGTTGGTCAATATATCAATGCCGGTAAGAGAAGAGGACATAACGTAAAATTGATGTGGTTAAGTGAAATTACACAAACGGAATTGGAAAATTACGATGTTTTTCATAATCATATGGTTAATTTTAATGATTCACTAAAACATAAATTTGTGCCGTTTATTCATACAGTTCATGATGCGTGGGTAGGATTACAGGAAAAATATAGTTATTCATATAACCAAATAAAATCTACAATTGAAAATTCTGTTCTAAGTTTAACCCCTATCAATAAATTCATATCATATTTTGATGCTCAGGATAAATTATTTCATTTACATCATGGAGTTGATACTAATTTCTATTATCCCAATTATACTAAAAAAAGAAGCAATAGATTGGTTTGTGTTGGAGGGGGAGACGATAGAAAAGGATTTCATTTAGCGATTTTGGCTGCCCATAAATTAGGCTTTCCTATAACAATAGTCGGAGCGGATTCTATACATGACGATTACAATAAAGTTTTTTATCAGATATACAACGATTGCAAAAAAGACATAGAAATAAATCTATTAGGCAATGTTTTCAAAAAAGATCTAAGAGATATTTTATCCGAACAAGATATTATTGTACATCCGGCATCAATGGAAACTGGACAACCTTGTTTAGGTGTACTAGAAGGAATGGCATGTGGATTGCCAGTTGTTGGAACATTACAAGATGAAATGAAAATACCAGGTTTTTATCAATGCGATAGAAGTGTGGATACAATAGTTGAGGGTATTTTACATCATTTGAATGATTTAGACCAGTCATCAAAAGATGCTAGAAAATTTGCTATGGAAAGAGATTGGGATAACATTTTTTTAAATTTAGAAAAATATTATTACCGAGCAAAAGAATTGAAACAAACTATACCATTGGATATGGGAGAAAGATTAATAAGCATATATCAAAATGATTTGAAAAATGCTAGTGAACATGATTTTAGTAAATACAGACACGATAGAAAAAAATCTTATTATAATATAACAGTTAACCCGAATCCTTATGTGTCTATAAAAGGTAATGTAGATAAAAACTTTAAAATTAATTTCAAAGATTCAGAAACTGATTATATACATTTTCAAACTAAAATAGGAAACAATTGTTGGGCCGCATCAACATTATCTTATTTTATACCTTGGAAAATTGAAATTTTTGATGAAAAAACTGAAGAATTAGTGCATGTGTATGATATGAAAATGGAAAATAAAAAAGTTTTCATTTGGCTAGATTCTTCCGCATTAGGCGATAATATTGCTTGGATGGAACCGGTCGAAGCATTTAGAAAAAAACATAAATGTAAAGTCATATGTAGCACTTTTTTCAATGAATTATTCGAAAATGAATATCCTGAAATAAAATTTGAAAAACCTAATTCAGGATTTAAAGATTTTGACCATCAATATAGAATAGGATTTTTTGAAAAATGTGATTTGTCTCCAGTCGATTGTAAAGATGTTCCATTGCAAACATTGTGCGCAAGTATTTTAGGATTTAAGGATTGGAAGGAAAAACCATCAAAAATTACAGTGTACGAAAAAGAATACGAATTGAATAAACCTTATGTTGCAATTGCTACGCAATCAACTGCTCAGGCAAAATATTGGAATAATCCTGGTGCTTGGAATAAAGTTGTTGAATATGTAAAGACTAAGGGGTATGATGTGGTTTGTATTGACAAACATCCTTCTTTTGGACAGGGTGAATATTTTAACTATTGTCCAGATGGTATTATACCGAGACATAATAGAACTTTAAATCAGACAATTGCGACTATAAATAAATCTGAGTTTTTCATAGGATTAGGGTCAGGATTGTCATGGTTAGCATGGTCTATGAATAAGCACGTTTTATTAATTTCTGGGTTTAGTAATCCTAATTCAGAATTTTCCACAAAATGTGTTAGGATTTTTAATGACAAAACTTGCAATAGTTGCTATAATAGACATAAGTTCGATCCAGGCGATTGGCTTTGGTGTCCGGATCATAAAGGAACCGATAGAATGTTTGAGTGTACAAAAAATATCTCTACTGAGATGGTTTTTGATGGAATTGATAAAATTATTCAAATGGTAAAATATGAAAATAAATGAAGATAAGATAGCACAATCATTAGTAAATCCAGAATTTGCAACGTTAGTTGCTGAGAAATTTATAGCAAATGCACCATCAGAAAATGTTGAGGATGATGGCGCATCTTTGGAAAATAGAGGATATTATTTTTTATTTGATGATATCTATAATGGTTCGGTTTTACATGCGATTGAATGGGTATTACTCAATAATATGAAAAAAACGTCAAGACCAGAATTTTTGACATTGTGCATAAATTCTCATGGAGGAGATATGACGGCTGGTTTTGCTTTGATTGACGTTATGAGAGGGTCTTCTATTCCTATTCATACAGTCGGTCTTGGTATTATAGGAAGTGCCGCACTTTCAATTTTTATGGCTGGGAAAAAAGGAAGACGACTATTAACACCGAATACAAGTATTTTATCTCATCAATATTCTTGGGGTTCTTTTGGTAAAGAGCATGAACTTTTTGCTGTACAAAAAGAATATGATTTAACAACCGAAAGAATGTTAAATCATTATAGAAAGTGTACAGGCATTGATGATGATGAAATACGTAAATTTTTATTGCCTCCGCACGATGTTTGGTTATCTTCAAATGAGGCATTGAAATATGGAATTTGTGATGAGGTCAAGGAATTATCTTGATTAAAACAGAATATTTAATTATTAATGGAGACTCTTCTAATGAGCAAAAACAATTGACATTAATAGAGGATTGTGATAATATTAAAAAAATGACTATTCAAAATTGTGGTCATAATGTCGGTAAAATACTAAAAGACAGGGATTTGTTAAAACCTATTTTGAAAGAATTTTTTAAAATTTATGATTAAAACTCTTAAACCTCAAGAATTTTCAGTAATAATTGAACAATTAGTCATACAGACAAAAATGACTTATATTGAGGCTATTTCATATTATTGTGAAGAAAATAAAATTGAACCTGAAACGGCAGGAAAAATAATTCAAGGAGCTTTAAAACAGAAAGTTAGAGAAGAGGCAATTGATTTGCACTTTTTACCAAAAACTGCTACAATACCTGGATTATGATTAAAATGGAACCGTTCGATTGTTATAAGGAATATGTAGCAATCAAAAATCATTTTCTTACTGAAAAATTTGATTATTTTAAGTATGGAAAAGGAAAAAGAAAGGTCTCATACGAAACATTTAAAAAGCGTAATGATCATTTCTTTTTTGTAAAATTAGCAAAAAATTTCAAAGATGAAGAAATCGTTAAATTTTTTGTGGCAAATTTCATCGATGATGAAAATATGTGGATTGGAGAAGCGCTTGACACTCAAGCAGAAATATGTTATACTAATTGGAATAAACGTGTTCAAAGCATGGGTTACATGTTTAGTAATGAAATAGATAAACTATTAAATGAAGGAGATTTTGATCAATGGTTCAAAATCGATAAAGGTCATCATCCACTTTTATTGAGATTGGCCATTGCTAAATATATTAGTATGGAAACATTCTCCATACTAAATTTAATTCTTAATTTTATACCTGATTGGGACAGAAAAATTTCTGAAAAATTTGTATGGCCTCAATTTAGAAATAAAGTTTTGAAGTATACTCCATTTTTGGAGGTGGATAAGACCAAGTTTCGTAAAATTTTACGAAACAAGATACAGCAATATACAACGTAATATTTCGAAATACGAAAGGAACGATATGACTTCACTATCCGAACTCAAGAAAAACCGCAATTCTTTTTTAAAGCAACTCAATAAAGAAATTGAAAAAATTGACACTCCTTCTGAATCAAAGAGTTATATTGATGATAGGTTCTGGAAACCAGAAGTAGATAAATCTGGTAATGGTTATGCCGTTATTAGATTTTTACCTCCAGTGCAAGGAGAAGATATTCCTTGGGCTAGAGTTTTTAATCATGGTTTTCAAGGTCCAACAGGACTATGGTATATCGAAAATTCTTTGACCACCCTTGGAAAAAAAGATCCAGTATCAGAATATAATACTCAATTATGGAATTCTGGTATTGAAGCAAATAAAGAAGTGGCGAGAAAGCAAAAGCGCCGTTTGACATATATTAGTAACATTTATGTTATTTCTGACCCAAAAAATCCTCAAAATGAAGGAAAAGTTTTTCTTTACAAATTTGGTAAAAAGATTTTCGATAAGATCAATGATCTTATGAATCCTGAATTTGAAGACGAAACACCTGTAAATCCTTTTGATTTATGGGAGGGTGCGAATTTTAAATTGAAAATTCGTAAAGTAGAAGGTTATCAAAATTATGATAAATCTGAATTTGATTCACCAGGTCAATTACTTGAAACTGATGAAGAACTTGAAGCTGTTTGGAATTCTCAGTATTCTCTGTCTGAGTTTACTGCGGACGATAACTTCAAAACCTATGATGAACTAAAAGAAAGATTAGATATGGTTCTTGCCCTAGATAAACCAAGAATTGAGGAACCTGTGGTTCAATCTGTTCAAAAACGTCCTACAGCTGAGGAAGAAATGCAGCAGGATCGTAAGCCTATGCCAGCATATGCAAGTATGAATGTTGATGACGATGATGAAGATATGTCATATTTTGCAAAACTGGCAGAAGAAGGTTAATACGATAGACTATCTTTAAAAGATACAGATGAATTCGGTTCAGGCGGTATTTCAGTAATGTTATATTCTTGAACCGAAATATTTTTGTTATCAAAATAATTAGAAGTGTTAGGCGGTATTACAATTGGAGCAACATTTAATGATTGACTCATATTTTTGTTTTCTTTTTGCATACTAAAAATTTGTCCCAACGCTTCTAATTGTTGTCTATTGAATAAAATTTCAGGATTGTTCGGTGATGATTCTCCTACCATAATCAATTCAGGGTTATTAAAAACTCCTCCAGTTTTTTTCATCGGAATTTCTAATAAAATATCATTAATATATTTTCCTTGAAGATTTTTACGATCTTGTGGACCAAATCTTCTTGATTTATCTTGCATTCTCTCTCGACTCATTCTATCAAATTCAGGTGATGATCTGGCAATACTGTTTAATTGATTTATCAATCTTTGAGAAATCTGTGATGCAGTATTTCCTCCAGCTTTTAATAAAATATTCTCAAGGTTTTCATTTGCATCAAATTTTATGTTATGTTTAGGAGCATCTGGTCTGGGATCTCCTGGAATTTTTTTAACATCAAAACTAGCATTATTTTTTAATTTTAATGATTGTTCATCCACATCAAAAGTAAATAAATCTCCTATTTTAGACATATTTGTATTTAAAATTCTATTAATAGTAGATAATTCATTTTTTAAATTCATTCTATCAATTAATTCCATAGTATCATTAATTTGACTAGGATCAACAGCATGTGCAGCAAACAATTTTGTTGATGCTTCTTGGGGACTACTTGCAACTTTACTCATTTTTAATTGATAATTTTCATTTAATTCATTCATTCTGACAGATTCTTGTTCAGTAAGACCTTCAGGTGATAATTTTTTGTTCATCAATTGTAAATGTTCATTAGAATCTTTTGCAATATCTTGAACTGCTTTTTTTGCTTCTGTATCTGTAATCCACGAACCAAAGGCAACACCTAATGCTGCTCCTAACATTGCACCTGCTAATGCACCTATTGGTCCGCCAACCAGACCCAATTTTGCTCCTAATAATGCTCCACCCGAAAGTCCTGCTATAAGACCCATTATACCTGTTGTTATAGAAGTTGGATTTATGTGCGTGTCTTTATCGGTTAATACTCCGTATAAAGCATTAAACGAACCTCCAAGTAAAATTCCTGGTATTCCTAAAACTGCTGCTCCGAGTAGTCCACCAATGGCGCTATCTGTTAAAATTTTATGGAATTTACCTTTTGTCACACCTCCTTCAGGCTCAAAAACTTTATCGCCCCACATTTTTTTTAAGAAATTCATTGTACCACCCAAAATCATTCCTGGTATAATGCCTCTGGGTCCTTTAAATGCTAAAAATCCAAGAGCAGCTCCTGCTCCTAAATTTGATTTAATATCTTCTTCTTTAAAAAAAGTATCAAGTAGTTCTCCTACACCTGCTGTAAAACCTTCATCACCCCCCTTTTCTAAACCTGCCTTTATAGATTCAAATAATTTAGGACCTAATAGTATTGCTGCTATTCCCCCAAAAAGTGTTTTGCCTGCAACTCCTAATGTTGCAGGTATCATACTAGATAATAATGCCGCACCTTTCGGTCCTAAAAATATTGATGACAATATACTTGATAAAAATCCTCCTAGTCCTTTATTTGGCAAATTTGGTATTTTTGTGCCTCCTATTGAACTAAATCTTTCCTTCATTCCTTCAAGTCTATCTTCAAGATCTTGATATTTTTTTCTATCAAATATTAACAACAATTTTCTTAAAAAATTATTTCCTTCTTTTTGATTATTTTGTGTTTCTTCTTGATTATTTTGTGTTTCATTATTTTCTTTTTCATTGGATTTTTTTAAATTTTCAGTAGAATTATTAATTCCTTCTAATTTTTCAATAACTTTTTCAATATTTTCTTCATTTTCAACTTGTTGATCTTTACCTATTAAAGATAATACAGAATCATTAAATGTTTTTAATTGATCATTATTTTTTCTATTTACATTTAATATTTTTTGAGATGATTTGTATATGTTTTCTGTAAATTTTAAAATATTACCAAATACTTCATTATCTGAAAATAATTTTTTCTCATTATTAAAATTATTTTCAGTATTTGTATTATCGTAAATAATATTAGAATTATTTGTATTATTTGAAATGTTTTTATATTGTACCGCATCTGATAAAAATTTATTGATGTCTATTGTTTTAAATTTTTTTTGTATTCCGTTTGAAATTTCTTTTATCAATTCTTCTATGGCATTTTTACCGTATAATTCTTTGGATTTTAATTCAAAACCTTGTCTATATGGTCCAGGATCTTTTGAAACCCAGTCATATGGCTTAGTGGCTAATTTTGTATATATTTTTGTTAGTGGAGAACCATTTTTTATGAAGTTATCGATATTTTGATTATTCTGATCGTTATCGAATGTTTTATATTGAATGTTTTTTTGTAGATTATTATTTTTTATAAATGAATTATTCAAATAACTAGAATTTTTATTTTCCACAAAAGATCTAGGGTTATCTTTTTCGTTATTTTTTGTATTGTAAGATAAAGAAGAGATATAATTTTTTAAATCAATCAAACTTCCTATTAGAAAACTATTATTTTTAATCTGATTATCTAATAATTGATTATAATTTTCTCGCTGAGAATTTAATTGTATGTCTAAATTTCCACTAATCGAATTTGTATTTTTTAGAATACCTTTTATACTTGGAGTTATATTTTTTAAATTTTTTTCAATATCATTACTTTTTTCATTTTTATTTTTAAAATTTTCTCTAGCATAATTAATTAAATTAGAAAAATTTTTTTCTTGGGGCATTATTTTCTCGCTAATTGTTGTTGTTTTAATCTTTCATTTTCTTCTTTAATAAAATTCGACAATAAAGTAACATAAATGTCACGTTCATAAGGCATCATGTTATCCAGATCTGATAAACTATATTTGTGATGTTGCATTAAATTAAAATTTAAAATATAATAATTTTCTAATGAACTATGACACAGGCTCACGAAAAAAAATCTTCTAATGTTTTCAATTCTAATTCTTCATCAATTCCGCATTTTTTACATCTATAGTTTTTGGTCAAAGACATAGTTGGCATATTTGAAAAAAACTCTTTTATTTTTTCAAATTGTTCTGAATTTAAATTATTTAAAAATTCTACAAATTCTTCTTTTTTATGGTCTTTTCTATGATATATTTCATCTTTTTCATATATGTAATCGACAGATTCTGCAACTATCTCAAAAGTGTTGTCTAATATTCCTTGCGTATTTGATGTTGTTGAAATCTTATCAAGAATATCTACAGTAGGATATTTTAAAACTATTCCGATATCTTTGGATAGTTCAATCTTCGGTTCTAATTTTTTATTTTTTGATGGTCTTATTTCATCAATGTTTATTTTAATTAGTTGAGTTCCGTCACATTCAACACCATTTTTGTTTATACCATCCCTGTGTCTCAATCTAACTTCAATAGTTTCTCCTACAGATCTTGCTCTAAGTTGTAAGAAAATATATTGAAGATCGAATAATGGAAGATCATCTATATTTATTTCTGTTATGATACAATTTTGTAGTATTTGTTTTATAGCCCTTAATATATCATTTTCTTGTCCAGATTCCAGTGCCATTAATAATATTTTTTCCTCTTTCACCAAAAAAGGTCTAAATTTTATTTTTTGATCATTTGATACTAGACTTATTTCATAAGTAGGTATGTCTAATTTCGGTAACATAATTTTGCCTGTGTCATTAAAAATTTTCAATTTAAATCAATTTTTAACAATTGATTTTTGTTATGTGATTATAATATAAGTCAATACTATTAGCCTATGGCCCAATTCCATATTGACGCCTCATTTCAAAATTGGTATCTAAAATAGTATCAAGATTTGTATTTTGATCACTATTTCTCAACCAATATCTATATGAAAAAGTTACATTTATTTTAGCATAATCATCTTTTGCTGCAGCGTTTAATGAAATTCCACTGACTAGAGTTGGATATGCTTCATAGAATGTACAGAAATATACTAATTCATTTGTTTCTGTAAAAATGCTTAAATCTATTTCTTTTGTATAATTTTCATAGTAATTAGTGTCAAATGATGTTGGATGTATGATATTGTCCATCCATTCATCAAAATATCTTTTTTCCAACATTCCATTGTTTGTGCATAAGAAAGTCATATTGGTTTCTACATAAGAGCTGCCATAAGCAATTTTTCTTATTGGTCCGTACATTCTTTCTTCTGTAGTTAATAAATTCCTACCCGGCAATTCTGCAATTTCACAAAAAAAACTTAGGTTTTCTGGATTATACGTTTGATTTAAACTATTTTTAAATCTTACTTCAAACCTGTTTACAGGAGTAACACTTTTATTTAGATTTATCTTTGTTCTAAATTCGCTGATAGATATGGGCATTATATCATTCCTTTGCTATCTTTCCATACAGTTTTTTTGTCTTGTTTTTCGAATTTTTCAAGTGGTAAAAACAATGCTAATTCTTTTTCCTCATCATTTAAAATAACTACCTTTGATGTTATGTGTTTGTATAGGTATCTTTTTACCGTTGGCCTAATTTGTTTTATTTTCGAAACATTGTTCCAATTGATTTCATTAATTTTATCAATAGAATCCATTAGTTTTGCTCTCATTACTGGATGAAGATAGTGAAAATTTAATCCTAAAAATCCATCTTTATACATTTTTACGCATAAAATTAAAGGAAATCTATCATAATAAGGTAATATATTTTTCCATTTGGGATCATAAAAATAAGTAGCCATTACACCAGGTTCTACATATGATATAGTTTTTTTATCATTTTTTCTGTAAAAATCATCTGCATTTTTTATTTGTGAAAAACGATTTGTTAGTCCGGTTGAAATGCTTCTGATTCTTCTTTTTAGCCATTTTGATGCGTCTTTAGTTTTTTGAGTACCCTGACTGGTTCTTATTAATTTTTTTAATTTATCTGAAAACGTTTCTTTTGCCATATCTATATTTAGTTAAATAAATGATCTTCTGTAATAATTTCAAATTTCCAATTTCTGTCCTTACAATATTCTTTTGCTGCATTCCATTTTGCTTCATTTATTCCATATGTATATGCTTCTTTAATATATTTTTGTGTCATGTTAGAAGGTTTTTTGGGCGGAATTGTTTGTTTTTTTGGTTTTATTTCAATTAAAAAGCATTCTATTTTTTTATCATTTCTTCTTAGTTTTACCCAAAAATCCGGATAATATCTGTGTATTTTTCTATCGATTGGAGATCGGTAAGGTATTATTATTTCTTCACTGGACCATTCAATAATATTCAAATTTTCATCGCAATATTTCATAAATTTTCTTTCCCACAATGAACGATATGTAACATTAGTGGGATCACCTTTATATTTTTTTATATTTTTTATATTATATTTTCCTTTGTAAGCCATACTAAATATATATTACAACAAAAAATTCTATAAGGAAATACATGACTTTATCAATGACTGATAAACTAAAAAACATTGTCACTGATTTACCAATTTCAGATAGTGGTGATTCTACATATGTTGCTAGATTTCCTTCTGATTTAATTTTCTCAAACGCAGGAGGAGAAAGTGCTAAATTTTGTGTATTTACAATTAAAAAAAGAAGATCCGGAAATTCAAAGATATTAAAGGGTTTTATTGCATTGCCTATACCTTTAGAATTAAATGATGGATTGAATGTGAGTTATAATACTTCATCATTCGGTGCAGTGGGAGCTGCTGCTGTAGGTTCATTGCGAGGTAATATAAGTGGTGAAAAATTTGATGAAATCAGATCCAATGCTACAAGAATTTTGAAAAAAGGAGTAGGTTCTTTCAATAGTTCCAATTTTTTCAATATTGCAGCAGAATTGGCTTTAAAAGGTAAACCCGGTCTTAGGGCAGTTTTTACGAATAATGAAAATAAAATAGAAAATCCATTTATGACTTCAACTTTTTCTGGAGTTGGTTTTAGAGAATTTTCTTTTAATTTCAATTTAGTACCCAAAAATAAAAATGATTCTATTGCTCTAAATAGGGTGATTCAAATATTCAAATCTAGCATGTTACCACAAGATCTTGTAACTAGTCCAGAGTCTCTAAATGGTATGACTTTTGAAAATAATGGTGTTCAATTATTACCAGACGTTTTTGGTGTTAGATTTTATCCCACAACAAAAAATTTTTCTTCGCAAAAAGGAAATTTGATGTTCAAAATTGAAGATGCTGTTATGACAAAATTTGATGTAACATATTCTGGTGATACACCTCAACCAGTTTTTCACGAGGAAAATAATTCTCCGCATTCGGTTAATTTAACTCTAAACTTAAAAGAAACTGTCATCTATACTAGAGAGAGATGTGAGAGTGATTATAATCAAATTCTAGAAGAGGGGGCATAATGGAAAAAGGGGTATCTACTTTATCAACAAACAATGACCCTACTGGTTATATAAGTTATATACAAAAATTAGTCACAAGTAAGAATGTATATAGATACCCTAAAAATATAGGAGATAAATCTGAAGGACTTCATCATTTTATGATTATAAGGGAGTATAGATTATTAGAACAAGAAAAACAAAATGATCCGTATAATGGATTGACAAATTTTTTAGAGGACAATTCTTTTGAAATTAGTAGTTATCTTACATCCAGTAATACAAGTGAATCTTATCAAAGTTTAAATTCTTATGTTTTATTTTTACCATCAGGATCATTAAATACTAGTTATGTCGCAGATTATCAGAACGTAGAATTAGGCTTAATAGGTAAAGCATTTGAACAATTTTCTTCTACTGATAGAAATAGACTTCAACAAGCATATAATAATTACACTAATAGTAATGATTCTTTTTGGGAAAAAACTAAAGAATTATATGGAGATGTATGGCAATCATTATCTCCATACACTGAAAAAGCATTAGATGCCTATATGAATAATTTTACTGATAGAATCAAATATAATGCCATAACTGCAGGTGCAACTTTTTTATCTCCTGCATTCGATGCTTCAACTGTAGACATCGCAGCTCAATCAATGAGAAGACAAATAAATCCATATGCGGCATTATCATTCAATGGAGTGAGAAATTTAAGACAACATTCATTTAATTTTGAATTTAAACCAAGAAGTGCGGATGATGCGAAAAATGCAATAAAAATTATATCAAATTTAAAAAAAGGCATGTTACCTTCTCTAGGTAAACATGAAAGAGATGAGGTAATTACTACAGATATACAAGACGATTCTTTAACTGATGTTGATAAAAATGATTTAGCGTCAATGTCAACAGAAAATAAAAAATCCAAAACTATAACAACGACAAACACAGCAACAATGCCTTCTCAATTTTTTAAATTTCCAAACGTATATACAATAACTTTTTATGATTTAGATGGTGAAACAACAGGAAATGAGTATCTATTTAAAATAGGACAATCGGTTTTGGAATCATTATCGGTTAAATATGGCAATACATTTTTTGAAGATCAATCATACCCGACTAATATTTCATTAAGTATTTCTTTTAAAGAAAATTTTGCGTTGAACAATCAATTTGCTGCACAAGGATATTAATGTCTGAATTTTTTAAAAATTATTCAAAAATTAATTACAACATAGAAAAGCAATTACCAATAATCACAACAAGTTCAGTGAATGTGATGAATAGAGTAAAATTAAGAGATCTGGTCAAGAAAAATTTAACATCTTTTTATCCTTACATTATTAAAGATTACGAGAGACCTGATTCAATATCATATGATTATTATGGTAATGTTAGATTTACTTGGATTATTTTACTTGCCAATGATATAATTGATGTACATTATGATTGGCCATTATTTGGTATATCTTTAACTAATTACATTTCTTCTAAATACGGTTCTGTTGAGCAAGCGCAAACATCCATTCATCATTATGAAAAAATTCTTAGACAAGAAACTCAAATTTTGGTAGACGGATCTTATAAAAGAATTTTAGAAAAAAAAGTAATTATTGATGAACAAAGTTATTTAGAAACCGATAGTGGTCTTAAAAATGCAGTGACAAATTATGATTATGAGATCATAGAAAATGAGAAAAAAAGAAATATAATTCTTATCGATAAATCTTATGTTTCACAGATAGAAAAAGAATTTAGGAATTTGTATTAAATGACACAGCAATTAACTAATTTAGACAACTCTACAAATACTTTACAAAATTATGAAAATGAATGCGATTATGACATTTCATTCTATAATTATAAAAATGTAGAGTTCAAGGTAGGACCATCGTTATTCACTGAAATAAACATTTATGAATCATTATTTGAGGATAATGTTGTTAATGGTGATATAACTTTTTCAGATTCGGCTGGATGGGAAGAAAGATTACCTATCATAGGTCAAGAAAAAATAAAAATTTCTTTTTTTAATAAAAGAATTCCGGCAAATAAATTTGAAGGTACTTACATAGTTTATAAGATGTCCGAAAAAATGATTCGAGATAGAATACAGATGTATACTTTATTTTTTATTTCGGAAGAATATATTATTAATTTAAAAAATAAAGTTTCAAAATCTTATAAGGCAAAAACCGCATCTGAAATAGTTTCAAGTATATATGATACTTACATAGCAAAAAATGTAACAAAAAATCGTAAACCTTTATATTTCGATAAGGTTGGAGATTCAGATTCATCTTTTTATTTAAATCACATAGTATTTCCTAGAATTAGACCTTTTCAGGCAATAAATATGTTGGCTAGAAAAGCAACTCCAATAAACGTTAAAAATATTGATACAAATTTAGAATCTAGAAATTTTAGTTCTTTTGTTTTTTACGAAAATAGTATGGGTTTTTGGTTTAAGTCTATTGGGGATCTATTAAATCCTCTAAGATCAAATAGTGCTGCCGAATTTGCTGAAAATTCATTGGATGAGATATATGAAGAAAAAGGTTTGGATTCTCAAAATGTTTCTTCATCTTTAAGAGAAAATAAGAACAAGTTAAGAGTAAATGTATCATCGGTTGCGAGTTCGGTGAGAGTTCCGATGGCAACATATGTTATTGTGCCTCAAAATAATTTTGGATATAGTTTTTCCGCAAGCGATATTTCAGTTCAATCATATAAATTTTTATCTACATTTGATGTGATTTCTAATTTGGTTGGAGGTATGTATGGATCGAAATTATTAACATATGATCCTATAACACAAACAATAGGTGAAAACATTGACAGAATAAAACTTCCTTCAATATCTGAAATTTCAAGAGGTAGAACAGATAATGTAAAAAAAATATTTGATTATAGAGGTGGAATTTTTGAATATGAGTATAATTATCTTGTTGATTTTTATGATTTTAGACATGTTACAGAGGGAGATGGTATATTTAACGCACCTTTAACATCTAGTAATCATATTGCCTTAAAGGGTGCTGATGCATCATACAAATTAAAATTTACAAATTTTGGACATTCTCAAAAAAGAAATATAAATTTGTTGAGAGGAATTTTAACAGGAAATACTACAAAATTTTCAACTTTTGATAATCAGGTAGAAAGATACTTATTGACCTCAAATGCACAAAAAAGAATGTTAAAAAATATAATTATACAAATAAAAGTATCAGGAGATCAAAATAGAAAAATAGGTGAAATTGTTAGATTAAAAATACCATCAATGTATTACTCAAGTGTAGGTGGATCTGATGAACACACCTTTTATCAAGGCAATTATTTGATAACAAAAATAAGACATACAATTACTCAAGATTCAAAATATAGAACAGAAATGGAACTAGTGAAAGATTCTTTATTTAATACTTTACAGCCAGTTGAAAGTTATTCTCAGGCATTAACGGAGTATGAAATTCCTGATGATGAGGAAATTTATTCTGGTTCAATAAATTCCAATAAATTAACAAATCCATCTACTTTGCCAGTTAAGCCTGGCACAAATCAAGAGGTTTTAGATTAATGGAAAAATTATCACAAATTTTAAATCAAATTGATAACCAAGATTTTGCAGGTTTGTCTGACTTTGTTTGGTGGTATGGTGTTGTCGAGGACAGAAAAGATCCATTATATTTAGGCAGATTAAAAGTAAGATGTATAGGATTTCATACAGATAATAAGGATGAAATTCCAACAGATGAATTGCCATGGGCACAAGTTATTAGTCCAATCACTTCTTCAGGTATATCTGGTATTGGTACGACTCCTGTAGGTTTAATAGAAGGATCTCATGTTTTTGGTTTTTTTAGAGATGGTAAAGAAGGACAAGAACCTGTTGTTCTAGGGTCTTGTGTAGGCATACCTTCTGTCATGGCTAATAGAAGAAAAGGTTTTTTTGATCCTAGATCTTTTGAAGATAAAACAATGTATCCTTATCCTCCTTTTTATATAGATCGAACAAGAGATGGCAAGCCGGGTCATATAGTAGATTTTCATGAAAATGTTGATAAAGTTTATTATTTTAGAGGAGAAAATACGTATGCAAAAACTGGTTCGAAATTATATTATGAATATGACAGCGTTTCTGATAAAGCAATTGCAATTGTGAAGCAAACAAACGATGATTTTGTAAGAGCATCCTTACAAACTTATTCATCAAATCCTAATGAAAATTTTATGGAATTTGACGATGAAGGTAAAATGTTATATAGTTTTCCTTCGATACCTTTATTATCATTCACTAAGCAAAGACTTAAATTAAAAACTGATCGTTATTATAAAGATAATCCGGTAGAATCTGATTCAGAAGAGTATCAAACGACTTTAAATCCTTTTTCTGAAATTTATAAATCTTTATATGGCGTCAATAATATGATTGATGAATATCGTAGAAATTTGCATACAGGAATTTTAACTGCTGATCCAAAAGTCACAATTTCAGTACCAGTAAATTGTTATGATCCTGAATACCCGTTTAATCATGTTACATATACGGAGAGCGGCCATGCTTTTGAGATGGATGATACACCAAATAAAGAAAGAATTAGAATTTTACATAGAAGCACTAGTTTTATAGATTTTCAAAATGATGGTTCTAGAATAGATAATGTAATCGGAAGATATTATTTAACTACTGATTCTAATTTTGAATCTTTCATAATGGGTAATGAAATTAAGAATGTTGGAGGTAATCAAAACATATTAATCAATAGCCGTGGAGCGACTACAAATTCTATTTTTAGAATTAAAGGTAAAGGTAATTATGAGATAAAATCTGATTCGGGTAACATTATGATAACTGCTGGTGAAAATATAATACTTAAAGCAAAAAAAATTCTTCATACGAGACAGGATGGCAATGAAGATTTATTAACTCAAACTTTCGAAAAATTTAATCTAGAAGTAAAAAATTCACCAATTATAAATTTCGATAATGTTCAACAATTTGCATTAAAAACATTAGGATCTATGGGTGTTAATGCCGGTCAACTAGATCAAAATGTTCTTGGTGTTTTTAATAATACAATAGATGACAAATACATAAAAACTGTATTAGGTAAGGCTTCAGAAACTTATAACAATCTATTAGGCAGTAATGCTAAAGTAGAATCCGCATCAACTGGTAATTTAATGCATTACGTAGTTAATCCATTAAGAGATATTATTTTAAAACATTCTTTTGATGAAGATGATGAGGGAATTTTAACTCCAACTTACACCGGGTTAAAAATAGGAGGTCAGGGGGTTAGAGTGGAATCTAGATTGGGAAATGCTGAGTTTAATTTAAATGGACCTACATCTTCTTTTTCTGTGTCTAGTGGTAGCAGTATAGATTTAAATTCTTTAGGAGGAAAAATTAATTTACAAAATCTTTTAGCTAATATTAGTATAGGTAATGATGGTCGCATTAGTATAAAAAATCAAACATCTTCATTAAAAGGTATTGTAGATAAGTTGTTAGATGCCATAAACAGTTTAACAGTCACAACTCCTAGTGGACCAAGTGGTCCTCCAATTAATAGTTCTGCATTTACGGCAATAAAACAAGAACTATCAACATTTTTGAATTAAAATTTATGGAAGAAAAAAAACAACAACTAACAGAAAATTTTTTTGAAAATAAAACTTTGTATAATAATCAATTAGTAGAAATATTTAATAAAACTTTAGAATTCAATAATAGTCTTTTAAAATTATTAAATGAGCATAAAAAAGTATTAGAAAAGGCAAAAGAAAATGGCAGTTTTACCAAACGCTGATGGAAGTAATTTTGTTCAACGAGATCAAATTTTAAATCTTGAAGGTCCTGTCAATCAATTTGTACAAAATGCATATGAATTCTCAGATAATTTGGCAGATATTATTGAAGATATTAGTAGATTTTTAGATATTGCTTCAGTATTTTTAAAAGCCATAAAAAGTCCTCTAGAGTTAATTTTATTACCTGTTATAGATAGTTTACAATCTTATATCAATGAATTAAAAAATATTGGTGCTGGAATTCTAACAGTTTATCCTTGGGAGGTAGGAACAGTTCCTGAACCTGTAAATTTTTCTCAGTTATTGATTGCATTTAAAAAATTTGAAGAATATTTAAAAAGTAAATCAACGGATGAATCTATTGAAGAATCATTGAGAACGGATGAATCTATTGAAGAATCATTGAGAATTGAAGAAAATTTTGAGGTTCCTCTAGGAACAGGAATTGATTTTAATGAGGTCACTAATGTACAAACTGCAAATTCTGTACTTAATCAAATAGTTTCTGGTGTAAATACAGCATCAGTAACAGATGCAATTTCTGATTTGGCCGGTGTAACATTACCCAGTGAATATAAAGCAGGCATTTCAGGATTTGAAATTGAGATGGGAGTAGAAAAACCTTTTGGAATATCTAGTTCAATACGTTCAGGAACTTCTAGATTAATTGATTCGAAATCCTTTATCCAACAACCAGCTCAATCTTCATCACAACTTAGAGAAAATGTTTTAGAAAGTTATCAGTCACTAAAAAATTTTTTGGATTTAGATTCATCAACATGGGCAGATTCATTAATAGGAGAAGCACTTGGTTATTTGTCTACATTTTTAAATAAGAGAGAACTTACCCCAAAAGAAGCAATAGATCATATCATTAAATCATTTGATGATAGTAATGATAGTAATAGACCGACAGGAACAGGCGAGTATTCATCACTTGTCATTTTAGCGACTTTGCCTTCTTTTAGTGGAGTGAATAAAGTAATAAATTCTTTGGCAAATTTTTTAGCAGGAATATTCGAAATTTTAACTCCAGAGGATGGAAAAGTAATTTCAGACAAAGAAGAACAAACTCAGACGATTAATTTAGGTAGTCCTGTTCAGTTGAGAAATAAAACTGATCAAGTAAGCAGATATTGGTTCAATGATGTAAAAATTAAAAAAGTTAAAGATGGAACTTATAAAATTACAGATGAACCCGTTACAATACCAATGTTTAAAAAAGGCGATAAAATTGTTCAAACTAATGAAGGTTTATTTCAAAAAAGTTTTTCCGCCACCGTTGTGAAACATAATCCTATCATTATTGTCAATAATGAAGTCATATCTAATACCGTTCAGGTGAAAAATGTAGATGGCGAATTGTTATTGAACCATTCTACTAGAGATAGTTCAAATCCAGGTACGATTAGAAAAAATATTAATGATGGAGATATTTTAATGTCTCCTATGTTTTTACCTGGCGATTCGGATCAAACATCCATCAAACCGGTTGGTTCAGCTGCGGGTACAGTTACTTCTTCTAATTTAGCATTAGAAGAAGTTTTTCCTAATGATCCTAGGGTTAGAAAATTTGCAAAATTGGCACAGAACGGAGAAGATATTTACAACAGACCAGATTTATATGATGAAGACTTTGTTTTTTTAATGAATGAATTTGTTAAGAATAAATTAGTTCCTGGTATGCAAGTAAATCATCCTTTTTTGGGTTCAGATGAACTTGAGAGTACTGTGGACACTGAGGATTTGAAGAAAGATAATTCTGCGTTTAATTGGCAATCGTTGAAAAAATTAATTCCTGGAATGGGAACAAATCTTCACATTAAAGAAGTTAATATTATTGATGATAAAGGAAATTCAACTAACGTTGCCGATAATAGAGGAAATGTTGAATTATTCAGGTATTCAGTTCCTGAGAGAAAGTCAAAGGAAAAAGTTGATAGACAAATTATAGGTATGAATAAAATTCAGGTGAAATTGGGTAGAATGATAGCGGATAAATCTATAGATGATTCTTCCTCTCTGTTGGACAATGCAGTAAAAGTTCCAAATGGTAAAACGGACTGGTTCGATTTTTTCAATACTAAAGAAGATGGTACATCAAATGTTTTTTTTGATTTATTTTCCGAGCAAGATTCATCAATACCCCCTAACTGGAATTATTTTACAATTGCTGAGTTTTTACCTGTTTACGGGAGATTAATAGATAGAATTTATGGATTAACAAGTACTGTAAGAGGCTGGATTGAAGAGCCTTTGGGATTAATTGATGAGGCATTAAATTTTATAGAAGATTTTATAAAATGGTTAAATGATACAAATAAATTAATTTTAGATGCTTTAACTGTTTTGACACAAGGATTGAATGCAAATGGATTATATACTTTATCTTTAAGTGGTTTTGGAGGGGTGAATGAATTCAAAACAAAATTGGTTAATGCAAAATTTTTACAAAAGAAAGCAAATCCATTTCCTAGCATGGAAATAGAAACTGTAAAGGTAAATTCAACAGTAATAAATCCAATCACTGGAATTGAGGAAACAGTGACTACTGAAACACTAAAACCTGTTTTAGTTCCGGCAGATAAATCTAGTGATACCCCTACTGTATTATCTGCCCAAGATTTAGATGATTTAAAATACACTATTGCAATAGTTTTTTATGCTTCTGGAACTGATTCAAAAGGATTTAATAAATTTGTAAATAATTTTAAACTAGCACAAGATTTTAGTACAAATTTTGCAAGATCTTTGGTGGAAGGCTCACCATTAGAATCTCTTATAGAACAGTTATTAGGAGAAGGAGATAGTAGAACTATTTCTGATAAAATAAAACCGTATGTGTATGATATTAGAGTTCAAAATACTAACAATGAATTTGTCGATGCAGAATCTGCAATTATTCCAGGTAATTCGAAAATTAGAGTTATATTTGCAAATGATTCACATTTGTTTTCGAGCGATGAAATTGAAATAATAAATAAAATACAAGGCAGAACAATTAATATGTCTCCAACGGTATTAACATCGGCATTTAAATTATCACAAGAAGATGTCGATAATGGTAAATCAGAATTTACATTAACGCAAGGAACAAATAGTTTCCTTTTAAAAAATCCTCCTTCAGTTAGTACAACATTTGAAAATGGTAGAGAATTTTTTAATGTTGATTTTACACCGGTTGACACATTATCAGCAACAGAACCTGGTGATTCTAATTATATATTTTCTGCGGTTAAAAATCCAGTGTACAGCATAGAAAAAATGAAAGTTGATTCTGATAGAGGAATGACATTAAAAAGAGGCTTTAAAATTTTACAAACAACCGTTTTAGACGTGGAAATAAAATAATGCCATATAACAGAACAGGAAAAATTACATCAATAGATGATAATAATATATCTTCTGAAGTTGATTTTGATTATGGTCAGGATACTAGAAAATTTTCTGATTTGGATTTAGCAAATGGTGTAATTTTTGTTCCGATTGATTCAAATTTTGATGTCACATTTACATCAAACTTATATACCGAATCTGTAACTTTTTCTACAGATAATAATTTGATTAGAGGAACTGTTCAGTTGACTCATATATGCTCCTCATCTTCAAATGAAGACAACAATATTTTAACGTTAAAAAATGAAGCAAAACCTTCAAAGATAACACAAATAGAATCAATAAGTTCTTATATTGAAGACATAGTAATGCTTGATGAAAATTCCTCATCAGTAAATGAAAAAATTTCAATAATACCAAAAATTAATTTGTCATCTAATACTGTATATTTTTTAAATTTAGCAGACGATGGAATATTAGATAGCACAGAAAAACAAATTTCTTTTGAGGTAGGTTCTGGATTTATGACGGATAATTCTAGAAGTTTGATAATTTCTTCTCAAGGAATATATTCAGGATTCAATGTCAATACAATTGATTCTGAAAATTTAACTCTATATTTTTTAAAATTATCTCAAACTCAAGAAAAAACAATTACTATTTTAGTTGATAGATTAGATGAAAATGGAGAACGCATTGTAATTAATGGAAGAACGGAACAGATTCCGCAACAAGTCAGTCAGGAAGAATATTTAAATATAGATTTGGAATCATTTAGAACCGATTTTATTGTTGGAGATAATTTTTATTTATTGCGAGAAAATGATACTATTGATAACTATAATTTAAATAAACCATTGTTTGGAAAAATAACAAATGTAGATAAAAATAATTTAAAATTTACTCTTGATTTAAGTTGTTATCGAATGAATGTAGCATATTCTTCTGATGGCACGAATACTGAAATAACAACATACAATAAACATAATTTAAATGATGAAGATTTGATAAAAATTTATGATGTAGTATCTGGTGATGTTAAAACTGATACTTATCGTGTGACCAGAAAAGATGATTTTAAATTTACGATTCCTTATAACATTTCATCAAAAAATGCAGGTAGATTAAATTATCATCCGATGTTGTCTAAAAATCAAGATATAGTTAATGTTAAAACTATTGACGGTCAGAAAAAAGTAACACTAAAAAAAGCAACAACATTTCAAAATCACATACGATTTAGAGATGATATCAATTTGAATTCATCGATGAAAACTTTATTGTATGCTAATCCGAATGGAGGAGCATCAATTTCTCCTGATAATGATGTTATGTTAGGGCGCATAATAAAAAAAGATGAAGATGTTATAAATTATGTTTGCGTGAATTCTGATAATCAAATTATAACAGATAATTTTGTAAATAATTCAATTCTAGAAATATCAAATGGCCAAGAAAAATTATTATGTCACATTAAAGCAAATACCTATCCAAATCATAATGTTCATCCTTTTAATACTTCGGCACCAGAAATTACACAAATTTATCCATCAGAAGGCCAATCAACAACGAGTAAAATTAAAATCTCCGAAATTAGTAGAAACGATTCAACTGCTTCAGTTACAACAAATTTAAAGCATACTTTGTCTATCGGAGATAAAATTTACATTGATGGAAAAATTGACACGATTTTTACTGGTCCTTTTTTAGTGTCTGAAATTTTAGATGAATATTCATTTAGATATCTAATTACTAAAACAATAAATGAAAATTCTCCTGTACTTAGCACTCAACGAACAGAACTTTTATATTTTTTAACTGGTATTGAAGAAACATCTGAAAATTTAAATGATGTCGATAATTATCAAGAGAAGGTAGGAATTATTCAAATCAATTTCAGTCAATCAATGAATACTTCTACTATAACTGTATCAAACTCTTCACATTTAATATGTTCAAATGGTGTCATTATTCCTTTTTCTGAAAATTTAACAAAATTAAGTAGCACAATTCAATTGTCAAAATCAAATGACAATTTTGATTTACTGTCTTTAGTTGATTTTGACAGTGTGACATCAAACACAGGAAATTCACAATTCATCTTGACACCTAGCACAATTGAAAAATATACAAACTATTATTTAAAAGTTAAATCCGATGTTTCTGATTTGGGTGGAACTACTATGACTTATAATTTTCAAACCACAGAACCAATTACTACTGGTTTTAGGCCTGTTGAATCTGATACGACAACTAATGAACCTTCAGAAATTCCTATCTATGAATTAGATACCACACCTCCTACAGTGAAAAAAATATATTTTTCCGACAGTAATTCAAGTAGTGTGCTTTATCAAAAAATCTTAGATAGCAGGACAATATCTCAAATATCTGATCCTACCACATATGAAGATGTTGAATTGGATTTAAATGGTGAATCTATACTTATTATGTTTGATGAATCTATAGATCCTACAACTATCACAGTTAACACTGAATCCACAAGACCTTCTGGAACAATACAATTATCGTGTGATGATTTTAATACGGTTGTTCAAATGGAATCACCTGTAGTTCTAAAAACTATCGAAGAATCGGACACATTTTCATTTAAGCCTTTAACAAAGTTATCGTCAAATTCAAATTATAAATTAAAAATTACAAAAAAAGTAGGCGATAAAGCATTAAATAAAAATTATTTGGAAGAACAAAAAATTAGTGATATAAAATCATTGGTTTTGCAAACTATTCCAGATGATGTTGAAAATTACTATGTTTCTGGAGAGACTATCAGAGGTACTAAGAGATTGTTCGTTAGATCAGCATTGAATTTGATAAATCAGAATTTTCAGATAGACGGACTAACAAGTGGAAAAGTTTTTTATGGATTTACCACTGGAGGTAGAGGAAAGGTATATCAATATGGTTTAGATGAACAAGGAGATTTATCATACATTGACTACACTCCAATTGAATCTGGTAAATACATTATTGATATAGCTCCCGGTGAAATATGTGGATTTGAGGAAAATGAACAAACATATAGATTTTCCGTAGATTATACTGCTATTGGTAAAGCTCCTGAAGGAACTGTAATAGAATTTATAGAAAATGAAAGTAGATTAATATATCGAGAAAAATATACTGATGTGACTTTTGCTAGAGCAAACGATAGAATTTATGGATATACGAGTAAGGGTATTGGAAAAACAAGTGATCCATCAGAACCAACATTACCTGGTTTTAATACAAAAACCGAACCAAATTTAGTTAAATTTTATGCCACTAATATTAGTGATCAACTTGTAACAAATTTTAGTTCAAATCAAGAAAATATTTCGCCAACGACAGATATCCATTTTGCTTTTGATCAAACAATGAATGTTGATTCTCTCTCATTCAACACAAATAAAAATAATCAGAATATTCAAAGTACTGACAATTTAATACTATCTTATGATTCAAATTTTTCTAATTGCATACCATTTAGTCCTTATATAACTAGTTCAAATAATGATACTTTTTTTAAATTGTCATTATTGATGAAGAATGATGATCTGCAATTATCTCAAAATAGTTTCATATATTTTGGTACTAGAGGAACCGCTAAAACTAAAGGAGGAACACTTCCTTACACAACAAATTCATCACAAACTTCGGAAACTGAAATATTAATTCATAATTATACTTTTAAAGTTTCAACAACTGATGATTTTAAAATTTTAAAATTAATAATAGATAATGTAAATTTATTGGAATATGATTCAAATCAAGATAATAGTATAACAGACATTTCATTAATTCCCTTAATACAAATTATTTTTAACGAGACCGTTTCATTATCTAGTTTTACTATAGGACAAAATAATTCTTTCGAATTATCTACGGATCCAAATTTTCAAAGTAATTTTATCACAGGAACAGTGACGATATATGATATTCATAAAAATAGAATTGTTTTTATACCTGATTCTGAACTTACAACATTAACCGACTATTATTTGCGAATAAATAATAATGATACTGTTGAAAATCCATATGGAGTGATTTTAGATAAATCCTATACATATGCAAAATTCACAACAAAATAGGAGATTTGAATTGATAGACACAGCGACTTTAGCATCATCAATAAAATTTGCATTAGACAAAGCAGAATTGAACCCTAGTCCGACAGCAAAAGAAGAATTAGCAAATGATATTGCAACTGCAATTGGAGTATTTGCTTCTAAATTACAGGTAGAATTATTCTATCCCGGAAATGTTAATTTATCAACCGGTAGTGCGACAGGAACATTAACTGTTACAATACCAGCATTAGGAGCACCTACTCCTGTTCCTGTAATACCTCCTCTAAATGTGCAACAATTGTCATTTAGTGCTAGTACAACAGTAATTTGAAAGTAATTTAATGGCTAATAATTCTCAACAAACAGATTATTATGATTCCTTATATATCTATGAGTATGATGATGTTGGTCGACAAATTATAAACGAAAGAATAAGAAGATCCGAATCTTTAGATCTAGATATTATTTTTGTAACTAATTCTACCAATACGGATTTAGTTGTAAAAAAAGGAGAAAACTCTGTTAAACAATCGATAAAATCATTGTTATTGACAGATTTTTACGAAAAATTATTTAGACCAAATATAGGCAGTAATATTAAACAACTATTATTTGAACCAGTCGATTTTATTAGCGAAAGAATTTTGGAAGATTCTATAACAAATGTAATAGATAATTACGAACCAAGAGTTAATTTAATATCAGTATCAGTGACAGCCAGACAAGATGAAGATGGATATGACGTTGTTATTACTTATTCACTTAAAAATACTAATATTGTACAACAAATAGATACATTTTTACAGTCAACAAGAGGCTAATGATGAATGAAGCATCAAAATTAAGAGTTTCCGAATTAGATTTCAATGAAATTAAAAATAATTTTAAAAAATATTTAAAATCTCAAGATTATTTTAGAGATTTTGATTATGAAGGTTCAACAATTAATTCATTGTTGGATATTTTAGCATACAATACACATTATAATTCTTTTTATTTGAATATGGTTGCCAATGAGATGTTTTTGGACTCGGCAGTGCTAAGATCATCTTTAATTTCATTGTCAAAACAAATTGGATATAAACCTAGATCTAGGACAGGTGCAACTGCAAATGTTAATTTAGTATTCTCTACTGAAACTAATGTCAATAGTTTAACAGTTCCTAAAAATACAAAAATCTTTTCTACAATAAATGGTATAAATTATACATTTTGTACAAATACCGCATATACTGTTTCTAATCCTACTTTAAATTCTACAATTTTTGTGTCTAATGTATCGGTAAAAGAAGGAGAACCTTTAACTTATAGATTTACCGTTGATACTTCTGATACTACTCAAAGATTTATATTACCAAATAGAGGTATTGACAGTTCTTCAATAGAAGTTTATGTTCAAGAATCATCCATAGAAACCAAAAGATCTAAGTATACTTTAGCTGATGATATATTGGAAATAAAAAATACATCAAATGTGTATTTTGTAGAAGATACGACAGATTTTTATCAGGAAATAATATTTGGAGATAATGTTTTGGGTAGAAAACCGAAAACAGGTAATATTGTCATAGTCGATTATAATGTTTGTTCAGGAGTTTTAGGTAATGGTGCAAATTCATTTTTTTCTATCGGATCAATAGCAGGATATGATAATGTTATAATTACAACTAATAGTAATTCTAATGGAGGAAATGATGAAGAATCTTTGGATTCTATTAGATTCAATGCTCCTAGACAATATTCTACTCAAAATAGAGCAGTAACATTAGACGATTATAAATCTTTAATTTATAGAGATTATCCTGGGGCTCAATCTGTTGTAGTTTTTGGTGGGGAAGATGCATATCCTCCGCAATTTGGTAAAGTTTTTGTGGGAATTCGACCTAAATTAGGAATAAATTTATCTACTTCAGTTAAACAAAGAATAAAAAATGATATATTAAAAAAATATAATGTAGCATCCATAACACCCGAATTTGTAGATATAGATTATCTTGATGTTTTAGTTAATGCAAAAGTTAAATTTAATTCAACTTTGACAAATAGAAGTTCAGATACCATAAAAAGATTAATCACACAATCCATTGTCAATTATTCATCATCAAATCTTGAATCTTTTGAAAATTCATTTGTTATATCGTCTTTACAGAGAAGTATCGATAATACTGATTCATCCATAATAGGTAATGATACTAAAATACTATTAAAAAAGGAATTAAATCCCATTTTAGGTTCAGAAATAAATTATTCAATTTTATTTAATAATCCGTTATATTATCCTTATTCAGGTTTTGTCGGATCAGTTACATCATCGTATTTTTCTATTGTAGATGATATAAATGTTTTTAGAGAAAATTGTAGAATAGATAATGATGGTAATGTTTTAAGAGTTTATAATTTTATAGATGGGGAAAGAATAATTAGAAAAGCAAATATAGGATCTATCGATTTAGATACTGGAATTATGACATTAAATAATTTTAATCCAAGTTCTATAACTGGAACTACATTAGATATTTTTGTAATGCCCGATTCTTATGATATCAATACGAAAAATGAGCAAATACTGATAATTAAGGAAAATAATGTAACGGTTGAAATGAGTGATATATCTTCCACATTAACTACAAATAATTAAAAAATATGGGTATATTTTTAAACGATTCTGAAAATCTTTTAATAGAAAAAAGAATCTCCAATTTAATAGAAAATCAGTTACCTTCTTTTATTTTAGAAGAAGGACCAGAATTCAGTAATTTCATCAAAACGTACTATAAGTGGATGGAATTGCATGAATTAACCGTTGAAAATGTTACTCAATTTGAATTTAAATTTTATATTGAAAATGGTGAAGATAGTTTATTGACAGAAGATGATTTTGTATTGATATTAGAAAGTGGAAGAAATAATCTTAGCGGTTTTATTCAAGGTGAGCAAATAGTTGGACAAGAATCAGGTGCGACCGCAACTATTGATAGAGATACTTTCATATCTAATGATAAAATTTACGTAAAAGATTTAACAAGAGTTGATTTCATACAAAATGAGGTAATCAAAGGACAAACATCAAGAGTTGAAGCAAACGTAAATTCTTTTTTTAAAAATCCAATTTTTGCATCAAGATCTTTATTGAAAAATATAGACTTGAATACATCAACAACAAATTTTATAGATATTTTATTTAAAACATTTTTACACAATTTTGATTTAAACATAGAAGCAGATAAATCAAACGTTATTAAACACATCATTGAAGTTTATAGATCAAAAGGCACAAATGTCACATTTGATTTTTTATTCAAATCATTATATAACGAGCAAAATTTAGTTTTTTACACCCCCAAAGAAGACATATTTAAACTTTCATCGGGTGATTGGACATCTGACAGTATACTTAGAATTGAAACAAGCAATGATTTAACAGATTTTGAGGGCAGACTTATAACAGGAGTTAAAAGTTTAGCTAGTGCTGTGATAGATAGGGTTGATAGATTTGCCATTGGAAATTTAACAATAACAGAATTATATTTAAAAAATTTATCAGGAAGATTTGTCATAGGAGAAGTTGTAAAAACAAATGTTGTCGATGACCAATTTTCACAAGGTACTACTTATGGTGTTCTCAATAAGGTAAACATAATAAGTCCTGGAACTAATTATAGTGTTGGAGACTTATTAACCATAACAGGAGGAGGAGGGTTAGAAGCAACCGCTAGAGTTAAGGATGTAGCATCAGGAATTTTAACAGATTTTGATATATTAGATGGAGGTGATGGTTATACAACAGATTCAATTTTAACGGTGAACAATTTTGGAACACAAGGATCAGGTTTTGCCGGTAGAATTAATTCTATAACTAATTCTTACACTTTTTCATTTAATAATGACATCATTTTTGATTTTGCAGGCGTAAGACTTTCGGCATCAAAATATGGCTTATCAGGAGATCCAAATGCTGGTCATTACGATAGATTAGTAGATGCTTTTGGTTTCAGAAAATTAAATTCGGGGACAATATCTTCCATCAAAACTTTAGTTATTGGTTCGAGATATCAGGCATTGCCCAAAATTACCGCAACTGACCGAATAACCGTAAAAATTCCAGAAGATAGTGGTGTATTGATCTTAAATTTAAACAAAGATCCTGATTCATCAGTATTTACTCCTTCTATAACAGGTTCTTTCACGCCAGGAGAAAGAATATATTCGATTACCAGCAATGGCGGCAGTAAAATAGGTACATTTTTAGGGTTAGTATATGACGGGGAAAAGTTAGATTTTAGTCCCTTCAGAATGCGAATGAAAAATTCTGAATATTTGGGAACTTACGGATTAGGATCTAATGACTTGACGGTTAATAATTCTAGTTACATCAATCCTAGTAATCCAACCATATATGATTTATTGGTGACTGAAGGAGGCAAAGGAACAGGTCCTAATCAATTCAAAATTAGAAGAGGACTAGTTGCAAATGATAAAAACATTGATATAGCGGATAATCTTACCGACATAGATTACATCTCAGATCCAATATCGATGACTGCCGATTGGCAAAGACTAGATTTTCCTATAGAATCGATAGAAAAAGATGGCAATAAAGCAATTGCTACAACCCTATACAAGCATGGTTTAACAACAGGAATTAATGTAAATGTAGTTGGTTCAGTTGATAATTCTTATAATGGAGAAAATCAAATTGTTGTTTTAAATGATTACGCATTTCAATACGAAATAGATGAGAATGCTACAACACCAGTCACAGGAAGTTTATTTTTTCATGAAGGTATTTACGTAAAATTTACAATACCATATAATCATGATGTTTCTGATAGATTTTTGATTTCTACAGTAGATTTTTCAGAAAATGATTTTATTGTTGGATATAATAGTGGAGCACAAGCTTATGTGACAAATTCCGGATCTGTTTTCTCAATAAATTTAGATAAAGGGGAAAATGCTAGAATTGTTGGTTCTGCGAAGGAAAATGATGCAGGTGCAATTGGAGAAATAGAGATAACTAATCCTGGTGCAGGTTATACTACGAATCCAATTGTTTCTGCAAATTTAATAGGAGATGGTAATGCTATATTGACTGCAAATATAGGAACTATAGCAAATACCTCAGGCAAGTATCTTGATGAAAATGGTTTTTTAAGTTATAACAAAAAAATATATGATGGTTATTATTATCAAGATTTTTCGTATGTATTGAAAAATAAAATACAGTTTGCGGAATATGAACAACTATTGAAAAAATTAATACATCCTGCAGGCACAAAAATGTTTGGTGAGTATGTGATACCAACTGATGATATTAATTTTAGTTTTGATAATTATTTAACATTTGAAGATGGATCAGGAATATTATTAGAAAATCAAGATGTCAAAAAAATTATTGCCGAATCCTATTTTGAACCTAATCATCAAATAAATTATTTGGTAAGAAAAAATGTTAGTGATTATGGATCGGGTACTTTAGTTAGAGTTCAGGGCGGAAATAATATAATATCTGCTACGAGTACAATTAAAAAATTGAATGATGATTATGATGCTAATAACAGCATTATAATTGATAATGAGCAAAAATTCAAAACATCTTTTGGGGAATTAAAGTTAGAACATAATTATTATGGCAAAATAACTACGGATAGTCAAAATACAATTAGTTTATTAACACTGAGTAATCCTGTTGCATATACCAAACAAAATTTATTTGTTTTAGAAAATTATGATAATTTGGTCATGGAAGACGGATACTCTTTAATAGGACTAGAAACTTATTTTTATCGAGAAAGTAATTTTAATCAATTTAAATTAAATGATCCACTCTATCAAAGATTATCCGATGGTAAAGAGTATAGATCTATAATCAGTAAAATAACTGTTGATCAAGATAATAATATACAATTATTAACTCACACCTTAAATAGTAATACTGGATTTGATTTAAACACTAATGTCTATACAAATAATATAACCGCAGGAATAATAAATTATACTTCTAATTTGATGTTTTCCAATAGTTATAATTATCCATTACCAAAAGTGAAAAATTTGGATTATTCTTTGCGAACTATAAAAATTGAAACAGAAATAAATCACAATTTAAAAAACTATGATACGGTTTTAATTCAAAATTCCCCATTATATACTGTTTTTGGAGGACAGAAATTTAGGTTTTATGATAATGAATATTTGATAGAAAATATTATAGATCAAAAAACTTTTGAAATTTCTGTTCGTTTCAATATTGATGATGATATAATTCCTGATTTTTCCACGGCAAATTTATATAATGTTTTATCTTCTGATTTCCAAAATGATTTTGAAATCGGAGATATTATAACTTTAACTAACAATGACCAAGAAGTAGAAATAGTATCAATTATAAATTCATCTTGTGTATCAACTAAAACTAGAGTTGATTCTGAGGCAGAAGGTAGTTTTAATTTAATAACGGAAAATTTTTACAATAATGTTCCTATTATTTTAGAAGATGATACAAGCACTGTATATTTTTCTTTAGAAAGTTTAAATCCTTCTGAAACAAATTATGATAAAAAACAATTTGAATCATTTTTGATATTGGAACAAACAGTAAGAGGATATACAACTGCGAATGGTTTAAATGATGGAATAACCACGCTAAAAGGTATAAATACTAGATTCCATAAAGATTTAACGGTAAACGATATCATTTCTCTTTCTTCCAAAGATGATAAAATTGCAAAAATTGTTGATATAATTGATTTTAGTGTTATAAAATTAGAGAATGATGATTCTGATTTATTACTTGAAAATAGCATTTTTGATAGAATGATAACCGAAGATACTACAATACAGAATCAAGAATTAGTTTTAAGTGTTCCGTTAGGTAATGGTAGCAATAATCAAACATTTAGATTGCAATCGACAAGAAATTTGGATCTTGAAGAAAAAGGAGACATATTACATCTGAATTTACCTTATGACGGTTCAAATAATCATATGCATGTCGTGTCATCGATTAATGATACTGGAGAATTATTATTAGAAGATGGTATAGGTACTCAAAACTTTTTATACAGTGGCACTACATCATTAGAAGGAAAATTACTTTTTGAACCAAAAACTCCTTTTAATGATGTAGAGATAACCATAGAAATTAAATCTTAATTAAAATTAATAAATACTAATATGCCTAGATTAATTACAAATAATTTTAAAATTCATATTGCGGAACAAATTGTTGAATCATTATCGGAAATAGATCCGACTAATATGTATCTTTTTATCGGTAAAACTGATGAATGGGATAATGAAGAAAATCCTCCTGGCCCTACACAATCGATAGCAAATACTCATTTCAAATATTGGGATGATATGTTATCTGCAAAAAAAATTAAACCTGGAGATGTTAAACATATTATACCAAGAATAGAATGGTCATTTAGTTCTGATTATTTTGCATACACTCACGATGTGAATGATATGTTTGATAAAAATTTTTATGTAGTGACAGATGACAATAATGTCTATAAATGCTTACAGAATAATTTATCGAATGGCTTCTCAACTGTTAAGCCAACAGGTACAGGATTGAATGTTATAGAAACATCCGATGGTTATAAGTGGAAATACATGTACACCATAAAACCACAAGATATTTTAAAATTTTCTGACGATAATTTTATTCCTGTTCAAAAAGTAACAGTACAATCAGTTGTTGGAAATCAAAGAGATGTTGAAGATTCTGCCGTTGATGGTGCGATAGATATTATCTCAAAAACTTCTAATGGATATTTTAAAGTTTTTTTAGAAACTGAACCAGTTAATAATGATGGTGATACACAAGATTTTATAGTTGGAGAAACTTTATATTCTAGTGTCAATGATATTTATGCAACACTAGAATATTTTGAGACAGGTAATACAGAAATTATAGTTAGTTATCCCGGAGAAAAATTTTCAAATACTGAAACCATAAAAGGATTGACATCTGGCGCATTGGCAAAATCGACAGCAGATTCTATTTCGACATATGTATTTAGTGAAGGGAGGTTCACATCTGTATTGAATTCGACAGCGATGTTTTTATCTTCATCGGCAGATAATCAAAATGATAACATATATGTCGGATCAACCATTTACATATCAAATAATGCAGGACAAGGTGAACAGTCTAAGATAATTAGATATGATTCTCAATCTCGTAGAATTATAACACAAACTCCTTTTGTTGTAACACCTAATACTTCTTCCGGATACATAATTTCACCCAGTTTGACTGTAAAAGGAGATGGTGTTGGTGCTACCGCAAGAACTTTAGGAAATGCAACACATGGTATCACAAGTACACTGATATCAAATAAAGGATATTCATATCGTAGAGGGACCGCTATTATTAGTGCTAATAGTCAGCATGGTCAAGGCGCAACTGCGAAAATAATAATAGGGCCAGTTGGAGGGCACGGAAAAAATGCTATTGAAGAGTTAAATGGTAACAGATTAATGATTGATACCACATTAACGAGCAATGAATTTGGATATTTTACCACAACTAATGATTATAGACAATTTGGCATTTTACGAGATCCATTAAATTCCAACAATGAATTTTATACTTCTGCGTATGCTAGTCAGATGATAACATTAGAATTAATAGAATTATCAGGTAGATTTTTAATAGATGAAAAAATATATGTCGGAGAAACACTAGAATCTAGTACAGCTAATGGTTTTTTAGTTGATTTTACAAGCAGATCTACTATGAGAGTTAATTCGATTTTAGGTGATTTTTCAGTAAATTCTGTAATAACAGGAAACAAATCTGGCGCTACGGCAAAAATTAATGTTTTTAAAGATAGAGATATGAAACCTTATTCCGGTGATATACTTTACATAGAGAATAAGAAAAAAGTTCAAAGAGTTACCGATCAGGTTGAAAATTATAAGATAATTCTGGAGTTTTAACAAATGCCTAAACTTACACAAAATTTTAATATATCACCATATTTTGATGATTTTTCTGAAGACAATGAATTTTATAAAATTTTATTTAGACCAGGGTTTTCTGTACAAGCGAGAGAATTAAATCAAATACAATCCATACTTTTAAATCAAATAGAAAAATTAGGTGAAGTTAATTTTGTCGAGGGATCAAGAGTTTTTGGTGGCGAGTTAACTCTCAATACAAAAATAAATTCATTGACACTAAAAGTAGAGTATTTAGGACAAGAGATAGATGTTAATAATTTAGTTGGTAGAACCATTCAAGGACAAACTTCTTTGGCAAAGGCAGAAGTTATTGCCGCATCTACGTATACAAATATAGATAACAACACCATTATGATAAATTATTTTGGTGAAGATTTATTTTTAGATGGTGAAGTTATTAATACAATAGATGATGGAGTTTCTTATTTTGCAGTTGTAACTGATAGTTCAGAAGGAATATTATTTTCCGAAACATTAGTTACATCCCTATCATCAAAAAGTGGTTCTATTTGTGGAATCAGTGAAGGTATTTTTTATATTGGAGGATATTTTTTATATATTCCGAAACAAACTATAATACTTGAAAAATATTCCAATACCCCCACAAATAGAATAGGTTTAGAAATAGATGAAAGAATTGTATCCAGCATTGATGATACAACATTGTTAGATAATGCATTGGGATATCCTAATTTTAGCGCACCTGGAGGGAATAGATATAAAATTTCTTTAACATTGGTGAAAAAAGATTTTTATGAAAAAGGTAAAAAAATCATACCTGCTGGTGTAACTTTTGCGGTTGATGAAAAAGATTTAAAATCTGGTAAAATTAATATAACAACTGCCACAGATCATAATTTAAGTGTTGGAGATACAGTTGTTGTTACTGGAGCACTTGATAACACAGTGAACGGTAAGCATGTAATTTCAGAAGTTGGAACTAGTATTTCTTTTAGTTTTAATATACAAGGTAAACCATCAACTCCTGTAATAGGTGATGTTGAGTACATTAGAGGTATTGTAAATCCAATAGAAAAAAATGTAACATCAAATTTTATTGAATTATTAAGGATTGAAAACGGTAAAAAAACTGAAGAAATAGTATATCCTGTTTTAGGTGAAATAGAAAAAACTTTGGCGAGAAGAACTTATGATACTAACGGTGATTTTACAGTCAGACCTTTTCCTATTGATGTTTTACAACATAAAATTTTTGGTGTGGCGAGTCCTAGAACTACACAAAATACATCGGACAATCTAGATGGAACAGGAACTAACTTTGTCAATGATTTAAATCAAGGCGATGTCATTTATTTATCTGGTAACACTGCAAAAACAGCTACTGTAGGAACAATACAAAATACTTCATATTTGATATTATCTACAGGAAAATCTTTAGGAAATGGCACAGAAAATCAAAATATTGGTGTAGAATCAAAATTAACATTACAATTAGGACCAGGAAAAGCATATGTAAAAGGTTATGAGCATGAAACTATAACAACAAAGTATGTCGATCTTAAAAAGGCTAGAGATTTACGAAATGTTGTGAGTGAACAGCAAGGACTAGAATTTGGTCCTTATATGCGGGTAACTGATTTTTTTGCTAATAATGTTTTAGATACCGGAATAGATACAGCAGATGGGGGAGGTTCTGGTATGGACATAGTTGATTTACATATTGTAAAATGGCCATCAACATCAAGAACTGATGGAACTGTGAATCTTATAACTTCAGATGCTGATGCAGAGATATCTTTTGTGGGTATTGATGTTTTATCAACTGATGATACAAATAGAACTAAAATCGGAACAGCAAGAGTTAGACAAATAGACCACCATGGAGGTAGATCTTTAACCATCGACAGTAAATATGCTACCGATAGTGTTAATAGAACTTATCATAGATTATATCCATCGACTTTTAATATGCATTTATTTGATTTTAGATTTTCAAAGCACGATAGCACAGTAACAGCATCGAATTCTAATACCAGTTTAATAACGATTGATGATTATTATAAAACCCCAAATTGTTTATTTGGAGCGACAATTACTGTTAATACTAGTTTTTTAGGTGTTGTCACAAGTGATATACGAAAAATTATTTCTTATACTGGAACAAGTGTGAATGGTGATCCCAGTGTGCAATATACTGCAGTTTTAGACACTCCACTCACCCAACCTACACAATCAGACTCTACTTTTTCAATTAATTTTTCATTGAAAGATGTTAAATCTGGTATAAAATTAAAGGATACTGGAGGGGGCACATCAGTAATCACTTCAGCATTTAATGTTGATGTTACTGGTAAAAATACATTGACTGAAGAAGGAGAAACAGTACTATTTGATGATAATGATGATCAGAGAACTTTGATATTTCCATTTAATAATAAAGCAATAGAATCGACATCAAACAGAGAATATAAATTTAAGAGAACATTCTATGAGCCATTAACAGGTAATGTTGCAACTTTAAATACTCCTTTTGGTTCTAAGGAAAAATTTTATCCAGGAACGATTTCAAATTTGACTTTATCGGAATCACAAGCAGAGCAAAATTACATAGTTACTGTTTTAGATCCAGATTCATCTCAAACGGGTGTAGAAGGAGATTATATTGAATTTTCTAATACATCAGGCACAGGATTATCTGCCGGTAGATCTATTACATCATTGAATGGAGCAGAACAATTGCAGATAAATGTGGGGTCAACACATCCTGACAGTATAAATTTTAATTATGAGGGTAAATATATTCATGTAGTTGCCACAATGATAGCATCAGATGCTGATGAAGGTAGACTCATAGGTAAAAAAATATTAGTTTCAGGCAATACTAGTGGAGCAGTTGTTGATTCAAGAAGTTCGACTCTTACCCCATCATTGGTTCAAGCACAGCAAGGACAAATAGCATTCGGAACAGAATTAGATTACAGTCCTGGTGCTATTAATAGTTTAAAAATCTCAGATGTTAAAGAAATAGTAACAATAGTAGACTCAAGAAATCCGAATCAAAATGTATCAAATGCGATGGTTGCGGCGGCAATTTCTTCCCAAACAACAGGAATTCCAAGTATTTATAATGTAACAAATGATTTTATATTTGACAACGGTCAAAAAGATAATTACTATAATTATGCGAATATTAGATTAAAAAATAATGCTACTGTTCCAGCAGGTCAAATTTTAGTAATTTTGAATTACTATAATCATGAAGGTTTTGGACCTTTTACCGTTGATTCATACATTTATTCAGGAACCGGTAATACTCAATATCAAAGCATACCATATTATACAAGTCCAACTACAGGAAAAACTTTCAATTTACGAGATGTTATAGATTTTAGACCTAAAAGAGTTGGTATTGAAACGGAAGATCAATTTGGATCATCATCAACAAATGATATTCTAACATCAAACGTTTTTTCTCAAAAATGTATGCCTGATTATGATTTTGCATTTGAATGTAGTTATAATCACTATCTACCAAGAAAAGATAAGTTAGTACTAGGTAAAGACCGACAGTTTAGAGTTATAGAAGGTATATCTGATTTAGAACCTGTATTACCTCCAGATGATGAAGATTCTTTGACATTATATAGTCTAGACTTAGCACCATATACCTCATTAATTAGTGATGTGCAGATACGATATATTGATAATAAAAGATATACTATGAGGGATATTGGAAAATTAGAACGTAGAATAGAAACATTGGAATATTATACATCATTGAGTTTGATGGAAAAAGAAGCCGACGGATTAGTAATTACTGATTCGAATAATAATGATAGATTTAAAAATGGTATATTAGTAGATCCTTTCTCCGGACATAATATTGGAGATGTTTTGAATTTAGATTATTCATGTGCAATAGATTTTGAAAATAAAAAATTAAGACCTTCATTTTATAGTGATGCTTTTAAATTTAATATTGACACTGATTCAACAACTCTTGTAAATAATTCTGGAATTTTGACATTACCGTTTATAAAAACACCTATTGTTAGTCAATTAACAACAGGAAATTGGAATGGCGCATCGTTTCAAAAGACTATTCAGATAAGTCCGGGTTTACAGAATTATATTGGATCTATGTTTCTAGATCCTCCTAGTGATATATGGTATGACACGGTTAATAAAGCTAATATTAAAGTTAATATTGAGGGACAATTTGATAACTGGAGAAAAATAGAATATAAAAATGGTCATGGTTCTCAGTGGAAAGATTGGGAAGATTTTTGGTCAGGCAAACAAATCAATAATGATACTAAAAACGGTATTGTTGATTTAGGAAGTCCATCTATCAGTGATCGTTCTACCACAACGACAAATCAACAAAAAACTTTATCTGGACTCACAACAGGAAATATTCCAGAACAAATAATAAAAACTTTTGGCAACAAAGTTTTGAATATGAGTGTTGTATTTGGAGTAAGGGAACAAAAAATAACATTCTTAGCCAAAGGATTAAAACCAAATAAAAATGTTTTTGCATTTTTTGGTGATACTAGAGTGACTAATCAAATAAAACAAGCAACTATTATTAATCTCAAAAATGTAAATACCGCAAACGTTTTTAGAACAACACCAAATAATTACGAGGAAATTGAAATTTTAGATGAACCCGGTTCCGAAGACCAGGCAGGAAATACTGCTACAGTTGTTTTCATGTCAGATAGGAATACTATCAATTCATGTGCTATAATGGTAACAAATTTTTCCAATGAAGATTCGTTTAGAATAGGCCAAAAAATCAGAGGTAAAGAACATTTTTGTGAAGGAATAATCGAAAGCATTCAAAATTTTACACTACAAGATCAGCAATTGTCTGTTAATCAAGATGGAGTAGTAGCTGGAGAATTTTTTGTACCATCATCAATTTTTAAATCTAATGATTTATTATTTAGAGTGTGTGATGATTCTGAAAATATACCAGAATTAACAACATCAGTTGCCGAACAAACTTTTTATTCTAAAGGTTTAATCGATAATAAAAATGAAAATGGAATATTTTCTACACGTCCATTAATTTTAAGAAGAAACGATATCGCAAGTGAAATAATAATCAAAGATGTCTTAGAATCTAATGAAACAGGTACGACAAACTATTATCATCCATTGGCACAAACATTTTACATCAGTGAAGATTTATATCCAAAAGGTGTTTTTTTAGAGAGAGTGGTTTTATTTTTTAGAACAAAAGATGATACTGTCGGAGCGAAAACTCCAGTCACTTTGCAATTAAGGCCAATTGTTAATGGTAATCCTAGTCCATCGGTTATAATTCCAGGATCTGAAGTAATATTAAGTCCAGGACGAGTAACAGCAAATACTGAAACACCAACTGCACAAACAGATGCTTTAACTTCACAGCAAATTTATCCCGATTTAGAACTTGGCAACTCAAATACACCAAACGCAAGTGGTTTGGATAAAGGATCTAAAACTAATTTTGTGTTTGATCATCCTGTTTATGTTGAACCTGGCGAATATGCGATAACTTTACTTTCTAATAGTAGTTCATACAATTTATATGGTTTTGATGTAAATGCTTTAATTACAGGAACTAATCCGTTTGATTCCTTGACTGTTAATAAAAATGATTTTGTGGGGTCTTTATTTTTACCAACAAATACTGGTACATACAATCGTGTAAACAATTCAGGATTAATGTTTGAAGTATATATGTGTGAATTTTCAGCATTAAGTGGTCTGGCAAATTTTAAGAATGAACTGTATTCAGCAAATAAAAAATATTCTAATACTTATTTTGATACTTTTAAGTTAATGACAGATCAATTAGAATTTACTGATACATTCGTAGATTTTAAACATTCTTTGACAGAAAAAGATTCCATAACAAGAAATCCTGAAATTAGATTTACTCCTAATAAAACGGTTGATTTGCAACAGCAAAAACAAATCACTTATATGTCTGATGTAAATAATGCGCAGTATTCTAATTCTTTAATGATAAATTTGTATTTTGAAACAACAAATACCAAATTATCTCCAGTATTTGATGTTACTAGAATGGGTTTCATAACTGTAGAGAATATATTAAATAATGGAGAGATTACAAATAATAATATCATAATTACGAATACTGGTCAGGGATATGATACTGATGCGCATGGTAATACAGATTTATTTGAAGTTTCAATGCCAGATTATGGAACAGACCGAGCAACATTGGCTGCAGAAGTTTTTTCAAATACAAGTATTAAAAGTGTATATGTTGTAAATCCTGGTTCAGGTTATGTGACGACACCTACAATAACAATTTATGATGGTGGTTCACCTGGAGTGTTGACTGATAATGTTGCTTCAACAACTTCGATGGTTGTTAAGGTTAATGGCGAAGGAGCAAAACCAGAAGAGATGTTGACCGCAAATGTAAGTCATTCATTTGGCGGAAATTTATTATCAAGATATATTAGTAAACGTGTTACTTTGGAAGAAAATTTTGATGCTAGAGATTTGAGAATATATTTGAATGCTTACAAGCCTAGAGGATCAAATATACATGTATATTATAAAGTTTTATCTAATAGTGATCCAGAATCTTTTGATGAAAAACCTTACATTGCAATGGTACAAGATACAGCAGAATCAACATATTCATTAAATGAAAATGATACTAAGAATTTTGTATTTAGAACCAAAGATGAATATATTTCTTACACCAATTCTGATGGGTCTTTATTTGATACTTTTAGAACATTTGCTATAAAAATAGCATTTACCTTGAATAGAGATGTACAAACTACATTTATAGGGATACCTAAAATTTTAGACATGAAAGCAATCGCATTGGATAGTGTAGGTGTTCCATGATTGTGAAAACAGATGATCCAAAGTATCTTAAAGATACGTATTCTAATGCGATTATAAGAAATGATAAAAAAACTCTTGATAATCATCGAAATAAAGTAAAACAAAATAATTTGCTAATGAATCATTCGAATGAAATAAATAATTTGAAGAGTGAAATATTCGAATTAAAATGTATGTTGCGAAAAATATTAGAAAAAATTTCTCAGGATTAAGAAATGGCAATATCTGAAACTTTAATAGACGTAGAATTAATCAATACTTTTGAAGACTGGAGAAACGAAACTAACAAAGCATTGAAAGTTTTGAGAGAATCATCGGATGATGATCCTATCGATGCTATTGTTACAACAGATTTCACTGGTGCGACATATATAAATGTTATCTCTTCAAATTCTGTATCCGCCAATACCGTCACTGGTGTTAAATTAACATTTACTGGCCAATCTTCTATTGTTGATTTTACAGATGCAAATGTTGTTTCTCTAGGAATCGCTAGTCAAATAAAAGTTCGAGGTGGTTCTACCGTAAGCGGTTCAAATCCTGATTCTTACATTCAAAGTGTTCAAATAAGAGATAGTGAAATATTATTAAATGGTCAAGATTTAAGAGCGGATGGACAATCGCAAATAGATTTTACAGAAGCAGTGATAACAAATTTGGGTGAAGTGCAGATACTTAATGTTTACCCTTATGTGCCTTCAGGAGGAACAGGAACTGCTGGAACGATTCATGGAACTAGTCTAAAAATCAATAGTACTTATTATGGAACAATTACTGTGCAAAGTGGAACTCATAATTTTACAGGTGCTACGGTTTTAGGGGGAAAATATGATTCTTCTGAATTTTACTCAGGACTAATACATTCATCAGATTTTACGGCTAACACAGGTTACTATTTAATAACTAATACCAGCGCAATATTTGCATCAAATGATGACGCTAATGTTGGTATTGGTAAGTTTCCGGAATGGTCAGGTCCAGGATCTTTGAGATATCCCGTATCATCTTCTGGTAGATTGCATATTAGAAGAGATTTTGCGGATGTCAATTCTCAAAAAATTACAGTTGATGCCAATTCTGATGAATTGGTAGTTGAGGGTAATACTTCTGTCGGAATGACCTTTTTAGCAAATACCACTTCAAATTCACATATAAAGTTCGGTGATGCTGTATCACCTACAAAAGGATTCATAAAATATAGTAATGATTCAAACAAATTAACATTAGGTGTTAATCAATCTGAAACAGTAAAAATTTATCCTGATAATGGAGGAAGTTTAGAAATTGCAACACAAGGTTCGTTTGAAAATATTCAAGGAAAATTACATATCCATCAGAATAATTTAGACGATACTTATGCTCTTTATATTAATGCTGATAAAGGAAATAGATCTGCAGTTGTTGTTGATGGTGATCAATCAACATCTGATATAATCGATATTAGAACCACTACATTGACCACCGGTTCTTTACTTAATATGAGATATGGAACTTCAACCATTAATTGGACAGGTTCTATTGTAGAATTAAATGATGATAATCAAACTAATGATTCAAGAAAGTTATTTGTTCTAAATCAGAATCATGAAGATGCTTCAGGAACAAGATTGATGGATTTATATACAAAATCCGGAAGAGGTTTGTATATAAATTCTGATTCTAATTATTATTCTATTTTTGTTGACTCTGAGAATACAACAGCAAACACTATTGATATTTTTTCAGATAATATAACATCAGGTTCCGCTATATTTGTTAGATCCATATCAGATCATACCTCAAATTTGGTGAGTATAGTTAGCGAAGGAGCAGGTACTTTAGGATCATCTCTTTACGTAAGAACTCATGCTGATAATTTAGGAGATACACTTCTTGTAGAAAACAATGATGGTAAAGTTTTAAATGTGGAATCATTAGGCAAAGTAGGTGTTAATTTATCATTGGTAGATGGTGAAACCATTCTAATTAAAAGACAGACCAACGAACCAACCGCAGTGGCACCCAACGAAGTCATTGAAGTAATTGGAGATGGTACAGCATGGCATACATTGCATGTGGGAGGAACTTTAGGTGTTGAGGCAAATTCGATTTTCAATGGAAATGAGATGAGAATTAATTCAAATGTAGTTCATCAGAATGGAAATACTACTATATTTTTGATGGATGCACATGGAACTGATGGATATGCTATTTTTGGAATCGGAGAAAATGCTACAGACAGCACATCAGGTACAACATTATATGCCACCTATCCAGGAGGAACAAGACAAGGATACAGTTATTTAGGAATGGGTCAAATTATATGGGATGCAGGTCCTGGAAATGAAGCAAAAAATCGTAGACCAGAATATTGGGGTATAGAATTCAATCAATATAACAATAGTTTATTATTTCCAGGAAAAATGACAGTTGCCAATAATGTTTTAATTAAACATAATGTTCATATTGATAAACATGTTACGGCAAATGGTGATATGACAATTGATGGTGATATTTCTTTGGCAAATGGTAGTGTAACATTTACAGATACTGGGCCTAATCCAGCGGATGGTCAATTTACATTTGGACATCCTACAACTTTTGAGACATCTTTACTCGTACAAGGTCCATTAGATGCGAGAGGAGGAGTTACTTTTGATGGTGATTTTGTAGTAAGTGGCAATGCATTATTTGATTACACTGGACCTTTTACAGTAAATCCTCTTGCTTATTTTAAAAGCAATGTTTTGATGAAAGACCATCTTACGGTCGATAAAGATTTACATGTAAAAACAGATTCTTTTTTTGATGGAGATGTTCGTTTTGATTCTACTAATAAAACAGTAACATTCGATGGTAAACTATATCACACGGGACAGAATGTAATTGTAAGCTCATCTACATCAAATACGCATGTAAAAGGAACTTCTAATTTTAACGGAAATACTAGATTTTTTGGAGCAAATTTATATATTGATAGTGTTAGTTCTAACACATTTTCCAGAGGAAATTTAACTGTAGGCGGTAATGTAAAGTTTAATGGAAGTAATACAGATGTTACGGCAAATGTAAATATTTCTGGTTTGGTATATTCTCAAAATGCTGTTTCTTTGGTTAATATAAAAGATGATGTTTTGGAAAGTGTTGCATTAACTGTGACTGGAGAATATACGGATACTGGAGTTAAATACGGTAATACTTGGATAGTAGGCAGATTGAATAATAAAGGTAATACTGAAATATTTGGTGATTTGACTATATCAGGAAATATCAAGGGTTCCGGTGATTTCGATATGCAAAATACTGATTTAAATGTTAGGAATTTAAGAGTTGAACAAGACGCTACAGTAATAGGTAATATAAATGTATCTGAAGGTGACATAATTGGTAGTGACGATTTGTTTATAAATCGTAATTTAATCGTAAGAGGAGAAAATCCAAATGCGGTTGGTCATACTTATGCAGGCCATGAGGAATTAGAACCTAGAGGATATTTATGGGTCGATAATCCTCTGGTTAATAATTACATTGCAGGAACTTTAACAATTGGTCGAGGTGATGTTGATATAATTAATGGAACACTCAGAGTATCTCAGGGAGATATTATTGGTGATGATGATTTAACTGTAACAGGAAGTATAAGTGCCGGTAAACAAATAACAACTGATTTACATTTTTATAGTCAAAAATACATTGAAACTATAGGCACAGGGACTGATAATGTCAATAAACTAGGAAGCGGTACATTAACAGTAGTTAAAGCCAACAATGAGGGTAATGTGTATGTTACCGGAAATACCACAATTACAAAAGATTTAACCATACATGATAGACTTTTTGTTGAAAAACAAACATTATTGAAAGACACTTTAACAGTTAATAAAGATGCTACTTTCAAAGGAAATAAACTTACAGCAAATGGAAATATAACTTTTGATGGCGAAATAACTGCAAATTCATTGGTTATAACAACAGGAAATACAACTAATTCTACAGGTGTTAAAGTTGTCAACGGAAAACTAGAAGTATTAAGTACAACCGCTAATAATTATATCCAAAATAAATTATATGTAAAAAACGGGTTAATAGTTAAGGACGGTAATTTACATGTTAAAAGTAGTACAACTATTGATGGAACTACATATTCAGAAGGTGCTATAACTACCAACGGAGATTTATGGACAAAGAAGAATTTAAAATCAACTGGAATATTAACAGTTGATAGTAGAAGTGAATCTTCAATAGCAGGAGGTACATTAAAAGTTTCGTGGCCTACTAATGAGAACGGTAATGTTTACATATCTGGAAATGCCTCCGTCACTCAAGATCTTACGGTATCGGGAGATATATTTGTAACTGGAGATATAAGAGCAGCATCTGTGACTTATCAATCGGTAAGCGTAGCAGGTAATTATAGTGCAACTGGTTATGTTGAGGGCACTTATTTTAATGCTACTGGTGGAACATCTACTTTTCAAGGAGTGAATGCAACTTCGATAGTTGCAAGTTCGTACATAACATCTAGTTCTTATATAACCGCACAAGGAGCAATTACAGGTACCAGTCTTTCAGCAGGTACTACGGGTTCTATATCTGGTGCTGGAATCAGAGGCACATCACTGAATTTACTTGGTTACGATGGTTCAAGTTATGGAAATATAACCAATGCAGGTGATATTACTTGTCAAAAAATAACTATAAGAACTAATGGTGTCATAAATGAAACGGGTAACGTAAAAACACCTGGTTTATGGGTAACTTCAAATAAGTCAAAATTTGATGGTATGTCCGAGTTTACTAAAAATGTAAAAATATCAGCTAGATTATCAGCAAAAGCTTCGACCGGAGATCAAGTGGATTGTGCAATTCCAATTTATAATAGTGCCGGTACCATTTTAAATTTATTTAACCCAACAATTTCTTAAATTAAAATTGGAAATAAATGTCGCAACCATTATCTAGAGAAGAATTAAAACAATATTGTCTGAGAACTCTTGGAAAACCGGTCATAGAAATTAATGTTGATGATGATCAACTTGAGGACAGAATAGACGAGGGTTTACAATACTTTCAGGAATATCACTTTGATTCTATTGAAAAAATATATCACCGTCATCAAATAACAGGATCAACGGTTTCTGTTAATACTGTCATAGGTGATTTTTCAAATGGTGAAATTATAGAGGGACAAACATCGAATGCTTCTGCCACATTAACAACTTCGAATTCAAGTTTCATAACATTCAAAAATCACAAAGATAGTACTGGAATTTCAAATAATAATGTGTCATCTAGTTTCTCAAGTGGTGAAACTATCATAGGTAAAAAATCTGGAAGTTCTGCGATTGTCGATGCAATTGATAATCCAGTAGTGTTTGGAGATGTTGATAACAAATACATTCCATTGACCGATTCAATAACGGGAGTTATTAGTATTTTTGACATACAAGATACTGGAGGGGGACAAACTACAAGTGATATGTTTTCCTTTAGATATCAATTTCATTTAAATGAATTGCCATATTTAACGGCAACTTCTATCATAAATTACCAAATGTCAATGCAGCATATACAATTATTGAATGATATTTTTGTTGGTAAAAAACCTATAAGATTCAATAGACATCAAAGCAGATTATATTTGGATATGGATTGGGTTTCCGATATAGATATTGGCGAATATATTGTTGTAGAAGCATATAGAATTATTGATCCGTCTTTATATGGTAAAATTTATAACGATATGTTTTTAAAAAGATATGTTACTGCATTATTTAAAAAACAATGGGGATCAAATCTAATAAAATACCAAGGAGTTTCATTGCCAGGAGGTGTAACGCTCGATGGTAGACAATTATTCGATGATGCCGTAAATGAACTACGAGAAATAGAAGAACAAGTTCAAATTAAATATCAATTACCAATAGATTTTATGGTAGGACCAGGGTAATGCCAACGAATCCATATTTCAATCATTTTCAAAATATTCCTGAACAAAATCTACATCAAGATTTAATTATTGAATCTATCAAAAATTTTGGAATTGATGTATATTATTTACCGAGAACATTGGTTAATTTGGATAAACTATATTTAGAAGATACAATATCAGAATTTAATAGTTCTTTTCTAGTAGAGATGTATGTAAAATCGGTAGATGGGTTTGAAGGAGATGGAGATTTTATTTCTAGATTTGGATTGGAAATAAGAGACCAGGTTACATTTTCAATTGCTAGGAGAAGATGGGAAAATTTAGAAATTCTGGATTATGTTCGTCCTAAAGAAGGGGATTTAATATTTTTTCCATTGAATAAAAAATTGTATGAAATAAAATTTGTTGAGCATGAATCAATTTTTTATCAATTTGGTAAATTGCCCATCTATGATTTAACCTGTGAGTTATTTCAATATGATGATCAAACTATTGACACTGGAATTGATGATATCGATCAAATTGAAGAAAAATATTCCTATGTTTCAGAATATAAATATCTAATTGGCAATACAGCAATAATTTCTGCGGACATATCAGACTATAGAATTTCTAAAATTAATATATTAGATTATGGTAGTGGATATTTTTATAATCCAACCGTTACGATTACCGATCCTGATTTATCACCTACAACGGCAACAGCAACAGCAATAGTTTCAAATAGAAGTTTGACCGGCTTTATTATCACAAATTTTGGCGCATATTATGTGGAGGATCCTACAATAATAATAGATAGTCCAGGGGATCCGATTACAGCAACGGCAACATCATCATTAATATCTAACTCAGTTTCAAGTGTTAGCGTTACGCATCCTGGAAGCTTTTATAACAATAATCCCACCATAATTGTTAATCCGCCTACTACTGATCCTATTACTGCAACTGCTTCTGCCATAATGACTTCAAATAGTTTCAGTGGAACTAATTATATTTCTTCTATTGTTCTAGGTAATTCTGGTACGTACTATAAAGATGTTCCGAATGTGACAATTCAGGACACTATTCAGATTCCATCAAATTGGACAACAGATAGTAAATTTGGTAATTATTCTTATCAATTTTCAAAATCTAATAATAATGATCAGATACTAAGAAAATTTAGAAGTGATTATAGTTCAAATATTAATTATGGAGGAAATTTTTCATTTTGGTTCAAATATGATCAAAATTTACACACAAATTCAGGTATATCAGATGTGTCAATATTTGAATTTAAAAATGAGAATCAGATTCAAAGTGTAATATCAATATTGAACACAAATGGAGAGATAAAATTTACAACTTATGATTCTGCTAATCAATTATATCATTATCCATCTTGTCCTGCAACAGATATACTTGATGGAAATTGGCATTTCTTACAGTTCATAAAAAGTAGAAGTGGTTTTAATTTAACTTATCTAAAAATAATAATCGATTCGAATGAAGTTGTAAATTACACGGCACCTTTTAATGGAGTATGGACCGATGAGTGGTTTACCAATTATAATTCATTTACAGGAAATGGCGGAATCATTTTAAAAAATTCAGGTTCAAAAGGATTCATTGTAGATGATATCTATTATAATGGTACTAATTTCAATTCTTTAAATACGCCAACAACTTCTAGAGATTATATAATTGATATCGATGATTCTTACAAAATTAATTATGAAGGTTTTGAAAAAAAGGAGGCAGTTGCTACTGCAACAGTAGAAAACGGAATCATTACTTCTATATCTTTGACGGAAAATGGAGAAATGTATTCATCAGTTCCATTGATATCAATAGATTCTCCGACAGGAACGAGTAATGATTTTAAAGCAATTATGTCTCCTGTTATATCTGATGGAATCTTACAATCAATTAATATTGACTATGGTGGAAATTTTTATAATTCAGCCCCCACCATAACAATTTCAGATCCCACAGGAAATTATAATGATTTTGAAAATATCAATGCCACGGCAACTTCTTCATATAATAGCAGTAGAGGTATAGTAGATAAAATAAACATTGTAAATTCAGGTAAATTTTATTATACTAATCCAACCGTGACAATTTCAAATCCGACTGGATTAGCTCAAGATTATAAAGCATCTTTTACAACCGAAATGTATGCTAATGGATCTTTAAAACTAATTAATATAGACAATTCTGGTTATGGATATTCTTCGCCCCCAACATTAACTATTGATGCCCCAAAAACAAATATATTAAAGGGAGATATAGTTATAGGCAATGATTCTGGACTAAAAGGAGAAGTTTCATTTAAAGATTCCACTACTATAAAAATAATCAATTCTGGAGGGTCTTTTAATGATAATGAATTCATAAAAACTTCTGATGGAAATTCTGTAAGAGTTTATGATCAAACCGATGAACAAAATTTTATTAATGATGAACTGGCGACAAATGATACTATAGAAAAAGAAGCTGATTCTATCATAGATTTTTCAGAAACAAATCCATTCAGTGAAACAAATTATTAAATTTTTGTTGATTCCCCAATAACATTTACCATACCATTTACAATTTTTTCAACAGTTACATTATCGGATTGCCTAAATTCAACATCATAAAAATATAAACCAGGTTCCATATTTGTAGTATCACTAGCAGATGCTGAAATAGTCACAGCACTGTCATTAATTGTTGTGGAAAATGTTAAAATATGAGAAGAATTAGATGTGCTGTAATTTTTTCTCATTTGAGATATGCAAGTTCCTGCAGATAAAGATACGTTTAAACTATTTTTATCTTTTGCGACAAATGTTTGCTCAAATGTAGCTCCTTGATACATTACTAAATTTTGTCCTTGTGTTTTTATTGATGTTGTCATATAACTATTTATAAAACTAAATAATAGAAATATATTAATCAGTGGAGTAAAATGCTAGGACAAACTTTCTACCATCAAACAATTCGAAAATATGTTGCATTATTTGGAACTTTATTTAACGACATTAGTATAGAAAAAAAAGATTCAAATAATAATGTGGTATCTAAAATAAAGGTTCCGGTCGCTTATGGACCGAAACAGAAATTTTTAGCTAGATTAGAAGCAGATCCAAATTTAGACAAACAAATTTCTATAAAATTACCTAGAATTGGATTTGAGATGACCGCAATTAATTATGATCCGGAGAGGAAATTAAATTCCATCGGCAAAATGGTAAATAAAAGTTATGTATCAAATTCTAGAACTTTGAAAACGATGTACAATCCAAATCCTTATACTTTTGATTTTAGTTTGTTTGTATTTGTCGATAATGCAGAAGATGGTACTCAAATATTAGAACAAATTTTACCTTATTTTACACCAGAATTTACAGTATCAGTCAATATTTTAACTGATATGGGATTGAAATTAGATGTTCCTATTGTTTTAAATTCTTCATCTGTAGAAGATGATTATCTAGGAGATTTTTTGCAGAGAAGGGCAATAGTATGGACATTAGATTTTACTTTAAAAGGGTTCATATATCCAAATATTAGAACTTCAGATAAAATTATTAAATCAATTGATATCAGTTTTAGAACTCCAATTGATCAAGTAAATTTAAATAATTCGGAATTAGTTTTTTTAAATTTAGAAAATTCAAATAATTTTTCTATCAACAGATTATTGTTAGAAGATGAAACTCATTTATTATTTGAAAATAGTGATTCAAATGTTGGGTCAAAAAATATTATAAGTAAAATTTCAATCACACCTATATCTGAAACTGCTGATAAAACTGAAAATTTAAAAAGCATTACAATATTTAATCCTAGTGCTTATTATAACAATTTAACAGGTGAGTATGAAACATGAAATTAAATGTGATAATAATATTATTTTTTCTTTATGGATGTATGGGTGATTATAAAAAAAGCGATAGACCTTGGAAATCCTCTATTGTACATTATGGTATGTCAAGTTGTGAAAAAAGTCTTAAAAAAGTTCATGAAAATAAATTTAAAGAAACTGATACAAAATGGAATGGAAATAAAGCAATATTGTATTGTGGTTGTTCTTTAGATCAGATGAGAAAAAAATTAAGAGATGATGAATTTTTGAATAAATTAAGAAATGGTAAGTTAGGAATAGAAATGAAAACCGCAGGTAATTTCTGTAAATCAAAAGGCATAAATTGGTATGAGGACTAATAATGAATTTTCCAGATAAGTTAGATGAATTATTGAACATTTCTAATGATTCAAATATTAAATTAATTAATAATACTATTGAAAAAATAAATGTTGAATCTACAGATGATGATGTCAATACGGATTATAAGTATGCTAGAGAGAATTTTTATAATATCATAGAAAGAGGTCATGATGCTATAAACGAATTGATGCAGGAAGCAAAAGATAGTGGTAATGCTAGAATGTATGAGGTATTGGGTCAATTGATAAAAACAGTTGGTGAACAGAGTCAAAATTTAGTCAACGTGCATAAACAAATTAAAGATATTAATCAGGAAGTTAAAAATACACCTAGTAAAGTTACAAATGCATTATTTGTTGGGAGCACCGCAGAATTACAAAAAATGTTAAAAGATAAGGATTAAAAAATGGCTTACTTAAAATCAGGCGATTTTAATAAAACTGCAAGTAAAGGTCCATATGCCGGCAAGACAAGAAAAGAAATAATCTTTAACAAAATTGTAGATAATAGAGAATTTATAGTAGGTGAAAATAAAAATGGAACAAAAATTATAGGCATTGAATATTTTTCAAGAAATAATAATGGCTGGGGAGGTACGTTAAAATACATATTACCTGGACAAAATAAAAATAATAAAAAAAATATTCAAGAAATAGAAATTAAAAACATATTTAAAGATCCTGATTTTGGAGGTGGCGGTGGATCAGGTGCAGGATCTGATGATACGGAAGTTGTT